TACTCTTTTCCTCTGCAACAGCAAGGGACAAGTTTGCAGCAGGTATCAAGTCCCTTGCGGCAAATGCATTCTCAATAAACTTGCAAGAGGTCTTGTATTTATCTCCACAAGGAATCTCGTCAAGAATACCAATACGCTTGTTGTAAAGGTCAAGGTTGCGCTCTGTGTCTTTACACTCGTTTAACAAAGAAGTTAAGTTTTCTTTTAGTTTTGTGTTTTGCTCGACTTCTTCTGTTAAAGCCTTTTCGTCAAACTGTTGAAGAAGTTCTTTTGCGTTCTCCAAAAAAAGACTTGACTCGCCTATCTTTGTATGATAGTTGTTTATTTTTCTATCGATACTCTCGATAAGAAGCTCGGCTGTGTTTATCTGGTTTTCGACCAATGGCGCGTCAATAATCTCTGCTGGAATAGAGTCGAGTTTGTCTTCTGTTTCTTTGAGGTCTGCTTTTAAGGTTTTTAGTTTTTGCTCCAACTCTTCGCAACGTTGGTCGTTTTGTTCGATAAGAACTAAAACCTCGTCTTGTTTATTTGCAATGGCTTCTTCATCTGCGTCGAGGTTAAAGGTTTCCAGCTTTTTGAGGTAGCCTTTTGTATCGGCACTTTCTTTCTTAGCCAGCTTAAACTTTTTATCAAAGAACTCCAAGTCAAGGAACTTTGCAAGAATTTCTTTGCGACGGGTTGAGCCCTCGTTAATAAAGTCAAGTGCGCCTAGCTGTGAAGACATAGAGGTTGTTAAAAAGTCTTCCAGTGTGCCAAAGGTATGACGAATACGAGCGTCAGTTCCGTTACGGTCTGTGGAGTCAAGTATTTCTTCCTCACCTGTGGCAAGGTCGATAACGCTAAACTTTACATCTGTGCGTGCCTCTGTGGTTGCTTGACCACGAAGTTTCTTTTCGTATTTCTCACTTGTGCGCTCGACAGTGTATAGTTTTGTGCCTACTTGAATCTTTACTTTGCCTCGACCACCATTCTTTTTATTATTTACAATATCAACATTCTTACGAACATTCTTTGATGTAGAGTTGTAAAGCGTGTAAAGTAGAGAATCTACCACGGAAGACTTACCTGAGTAGTTCTTACCAAAGATGCCTACAAGACCCCGAATGTTTTCAAAGTCTATTTTGTTTCCCTCGCCATAACAAAACAGATTGTCCCACTCAAGGTGTTTGAGCGACCAGTTGACATTGCGAGCAACTTCCTCGTTTTCCTCGGCTTCTTTGTTGAACCGCTCGTTGAGCGAGAAGACTTCTTTGAGGAGTTCTTCGCTTGGCTCGTAGTCTTTGAGGTAATCGCGGATAAGCTCTTGTTGGACTTGAACGTCCCGAAGATTTTGCTCCGTAATTTCGTCTGTGTGCGCCGAAGATAAACTTACCCCAGCCCTGTTAAGGAAAGTAAGACTTTCGGGCTTGAAGCGCGTCCTAACCACGTCTGTGGCTTTCCTAATAGTTTCCACTGGAAGCTTGGTATTTGCTACAACACGAACTCTTGCACCGAGTGGTATTTTTGTGTTTTTTGGCACTCTGCCTTTTGCTGTAAGCTCAATAGTGATAAAGGGCTTTGGGTTTCTAAAAGTGTGGAGTTCTACCTTAAAGTCATCCTTATTATCGATAGTCCAAAGCAGGTAGCCTTTGTCCAGTTCTTCTGCGTGGTTTTGCTGGACTGTGCTGCCAACATAACGCACTCGCCCTTCGTCGTCAAGGATTTGATTGGTTTTGTGAATATCGCCAAGCATGGCATAGTCAAAACCCTCAAAGATAGAAACGTCGTTCTCGCCGTGCTCCATAACCCAACCAAGAGAAGTCTCGCAGCCAGAGATAGAACCGTGATAAAGAGCAATATTAATTTTATCTTTTCTCGTCGGCTTAACCCAGTTCTCTGGGTCGAACACGGAAAGAACGTTAAACACAATATTTGTGTCCCACAGGGTCTCACCGGAGTCTTTAAGAAGGTGAATATGCTTGTGGTTGAGCGCAGTCACCAAAGGCGTGATGGCATCTTGACGTGCTGTGTTTCTCAGGTTGCCGTCATGGTTGCCTGGAATAATAATAAGTGGGGCAATATCGGCAAGGTTTTTGAGAAAGTCTGTGGCGAGGTCAAAATACTCTGGCGAAAGGTTGACCTTTGTGTGCGCCAAGTCTCCACAATGAACAATACAGTCTGGCTTTTGTTTGCGTAGAGACTTATACATTTGTGCGAACACATCACGGTATTCTTTGTGGTATTTTAGGTTCCGTATATGGGTGTCACTAATGTGGGCAATTTTGTAGTTTAACTTCATTTATTCTCCTAAACGCAGGCAACCTGCATAGCCAAAAGGTTATCTGGGTCTACCCAGGTGGCGTTTTCTTTTCTTTCTTGGAACTGTCCTCGGGTCATTTCACCTACATCGTCGTATCCTGAAATGTCTACTTTGTAAACATCTACATCATATTGTAGCAGTTTTCGCATAATTTTGTAAGCCTTTGAGTCGGCATCTGGGTCAAGGGCGAAATAGACTGCGGTATCGTTATGAACAATACTTTGGAATAACTTGCTTTCTTCTCGCAGGGTTGAGCCAAGAATAGGCACAGCGTTTTCACCTGCGATGATGGCGTCGAACACACCTTCTACTAAAATAATTTCTTGGGAAAAGTCGAGGAACAGTTCGTTGAAAATAATGTCTTTGCTTGCATCGGGGTTGCGATACTTTGCCCAAGAACCTTTGTAGGTTCGTGCGATAAAGAAGTTTGGGTCACCGTCTTTGTTGAAAGATGGGATAATAATGCGGTCTTTAAACTCGCCCCAAGGACAGTAGCCTATTTTCCAAAACAGTATCTCGTCCATTGTGATGCCGCGCTTTGCGAGATAATGTCGGGCTGGAAGAGAAGAGTGGGGTAGGTTGTTCTTGCCAAGAAAAATATAATCTTTTGGAAGCTCAATAACCTGCTCTACTTCTTCTCCTTCCTCGCCAAAAAGGTCGTCGAAGTTGGTTAGGTCTACATCGGGGGTGAGTTCCAACCAGCGTTGTTTGTCGGCAAATGTGGCAAAGCGGCGAACAAGACGGAAGATAGACTTGCCCGAATAGTTGCAGTGCCAACACTGGAACTTGTCTTTGTCGATGTTGACAGATAGTTTGTTGTTGTGGTGCTTACAGTTGGGGCAATGAAACAAACGCTCCCCACCGCTTTTGCGAAAGTCGCCTAATGTTCTGCGGAGGATAGAGACTTTTTCCATACTGACCAACCTGCTTTTGCGATAACCCAACTGTCTGCTTTGTCATATGACTCTGGACGTGGGTTGCCCTTTGTCGTGTATTGTATATCAAAAGTGGGGTCGTTGTCAAGAACAAATTGTAGAACAACGGGTTTTGCTTTTGTGCCACGGGGAACTTTGATGCCTACGGCTCGTCTTGCTTCGCCTGCGGTTAGGTATTGTGGCTGGGCTCCAAAAAGGTTGTAGGTTATCCAACTAACGACTCCGTTGAATCTTTGTAGCGCTGCCATGGTCTTGGCAGAAGAGCCACCGGAGTTGAAAAACATAAACGGTTGCTCAATAAAAACTTCGGTTATTTTAACCTCGCTTTTAATGGTTGTCAAGTATTCTTTTATTTTTTCTGCCTTGACAAAAAAGTCTTTATGCTTGCGGAGGTCTATTGCTGAACAAAGTACAACATCTCCGTTGGTGTCTATTACAGACACACCTGTGATGGACGTTGAAACGTCAAGTGCTAATATCATACTGTTATTATACTATAAGTCAAGTCTTATTTTAAAGGTGTAAGCCAAGTCTTCGGTTTTTTTGATTGGCTCGGCAAGATGGGCAATGCCAAGAAGTTGTTTGTTGTTGTCATAAATAGCAACCTTGGAAATGTAAGTCGTCTTAACAAAATCAGCATTAGTATTTGAGTATGGTGACTTTGTGATGTTCTTAATTGTTTTTGGGGGCTCGTTGTATAAAGTAGTATTGCCGGTCAAGCTTGAACTGGCTAAATAATTTCCAGAAATGAAGGTGGGGTTGTTGCTGTAGTTGAACTCGTTTATCTCAGCATGAGCAAACATGGTCATGGTCGGCGTGTAGGTTGTTCCTTTGTACTCCAACTCAAAAGAGCTACTTAAAACAGTGCCGCCAGTGTCTGCAAAATCAATTAATGAGCCAGTGGCATTACCACTTGTATAGCCGTCAATAACCGTTGGTCCCAAAGCTGCTGTCCCAAACAGCGCAATAAAGCCCTCATTATAAAGCGTGATACCTGCCACTGAACCACTAGACGAACCACTGATGGAGCGTAATACGCCATCGTTATTGCTGTCCTCAACCACACCAACTAACGAACCAGTGTAATAGTAGTTCAAACGAAGCGAGCCGCGCTTAATTGTTGAGCCGTAAAAAATACTTGGTATTGAAATTAGCTTTACTGCTACACCATCAAAATACTCATCGTAATCATAATATTCAGATAGAGAGCGATAATAATTGATAATGTTTTTTAAGTTTGTTGTGTGGGTGAGGTCAACGCCGTACTCAACTTGTACCGAAGATGTTAGGGGTAAATACGTCTTATACTCGTCGCCATACAAAGCCGTGGAGTAAGAACTGGTGGTTGTTGTTTTAAAGGAGGCGAAATCAGAGTCCTTATTTAGAAACTGATAAATTCTCTCATCTCCAGTTCTATTAACACTTAAATCGTAGGCAGATAGGTTGCCATTAGGAACATTAGAGTTTGAGCTAGAAATGTTATTAAGGTAAGTTTCTCCAGCAACAAAAGTAAAAGTTACTTTTGGGTGAGCTTTAATCGTATTAAAAATAATCTCATCTTTGCTGAACGGTTTAAACTTCATTAGTAATCGAGGCGCACACGAAGGGTGACTTCGTTTGCGGGGGTCTTTTTAATGGGCTCACTTAGTTTTGCAACTGCTAACAACTCGTTGTCAGAGGAGTAAAGTCCAACCGTTGTAAAGTATGAGGCTGGCAAATCTTCCTGCTGTTCTTTTACAAAAACCTGTGATTGGGTTAAGTATGTTGGGTTGGCGCTGTAGTTAAAGTCGCCATTAAGTGCCCTACAGAAGTAAATTGTTGAATTTAGCTCTGTGGTATTGTTAAAGGAGCAATCGTGCCATCTTCTTCTCAAACCTGCGGCAAACGTGTTTAAGGTTGAGCCGGTCAAAGAGCCGGTGCAAGTTCTGCCGTCAGCATCGAACACGGCGTCTTTGTCAAAGATTGAAGACGTTAAGACTGCAACACCAGCTTGGTAAAAAATTAATCCTCTACGATTATCTGCCGTAGCAGTGCCATTTTTGTAAAGAATTCCGTACTCGCCAGCGGGGGAGTTAATTTTGTAGTCTGTTGCCGCACCAGCGTCTGAGAATGAAACCACATCGGTTGGTGTAGTGTAACTGCCAGCAGTTTTCAGTGAAATACTAAATGTTTGCTTTTGGATTTCGTCTTTAGTTAACAGTCTGGAAAAGTTAATAAAAATACAGGAATCTAACTCTGCACCGCCTGCGGCTAGGTTTCCGTCTTCGTCAAATTTGTTCACAGAACCAGTGCTGTCAAATCCAACTAAAACCTGCGCCATTTGATTGTAAATGTTTATTTTCTTCTCTTGTTGTGTCACGTCTGCTGTGCCGCTAAGTTCAGAATCAGCAGAGTAACCAGCAGTCACATCAAAAATGTGGTTTGCTGAAGAGCTTAAATATGGGTAATCATACACTGAAGTAAACATACCGTGTGAATATGTCTTAATGTTTTCGTCAGCGTATGTGCCACTAACCAAAGTACCAGTTAGTGGAATAGCCTCGTGCAACAGAGTTTTAGTCGCTGTTCTATCGTTGGGTGTTAATGTTTTAAACGAACTTGCCATTTTTATTTCCTTTTATTAAGCGGTCTTCTTTATGAATCGTAAAGCAATGTCTACAGAAAAACCAGTGTTACCACCAGTTACTCTCATAATTGTATCAATGTACTTGTATGTTTCTCCATCAATTGGCGCTGTTGAGCCAAATTGATTAAACAAAGCCTCAGAGGTTCTAAGGTTTGTAGAAGCTTTGAATTTAAACTGCGCTCGTCCCTGGAATGGACCGGCGAGCGCTGAGTCGTTGGTAGAGGAGTCTGCGCTGGTGGCGTGTGGAGTAATTGCGTTTGTTAGAACATAAGTTGCAACCTGATCGTCGTCTAAGAAATCAAAGTTTTGTTCTTCGCTATTTCCATTTCCCGACACCAGAACAAGTGAACCAAGTCTGTTGTCTAGTTCAACAATTAGTTGAGTTTCTTGTAAATCAACGTCTACCGATTGTCCTTTTGGTACATTAGGACTGTCGATGCCGAAGTCTAATCTAACGGTTGCAGTAGCGTCAGTTGGCTTAAGACCGTTAAAAACGCCGGTTTGATTGCCGGGGTCGGTGCCAAAAATCGCACCATTGTTAATAGTGTTATCATCTACACAAATGGTGTAAGCAGAACCAGACCCTGGGAGGGTGAATAGCCCGTTTGTGCCCTTTTGGTTTGGCTTGATAACAGGAAGATACAATAGGTCATTTCTAGAGTAAGATACAAGACGGTGTTTAAGAAGCGATGTGTTGTTTGTAAAAGCCTCTAAAACTGGTGTTTGGAGAATGTCCAAGTCTGCAAAAGCAGAGCCGCTTGGGTGCGCTCCAGAAGGATTGTTAGAGTTTCTGTAAAGCCTGTAGTTAATCTCATCATCACCAAGAGCAAACTTAGTAATTTTAAAGGAGCCATCTCCCTTTGCTAAACGCATTCTACCTGTATCTGTTAAGACTGCATCTAAAATAATGTCACCGCTGTTATCTAAAAAAGCCATTTATGTACCTCTTCCTAATTAGACTTGAGTTTTGAAAAATTCGCTAAAAGCGATTCAAGGGTTTGTTTATCGAGTTTATTATTTTGTATTTTATCAACAATAGCCTCGATTAACTCCGTGTTAACCCTAAACTCCTCTTCATTTGTAAGTAGTTTGCTAGCTACTTTTATATCTACATCAAGTAAATTTGATAGCTCAACAAGGTCAGAACCAAAGAACCCTTTTGATTTTAAGTTCTTCAAGTTTTGAGCACTGCTTTGTCCCGTCTTGTCAATCGTCACCAGTTTTGGAAAAAAGTTTAAGTCAATTGCTCTTCCGGTTGATTTTGATTTAATACGCACTTTGTAGAACATGTCTGGGTCAAAGGGGTCAATGTTCTTGTCGCCAATCTTAATCTGTTGAAAGTTTAATTTCTGTGCTTGGTCAAGAGCCGTCTTTGCAGGTTGTAAGTTCGGCTGTATTGCTTGCTCGCTAAATCCTACTGAAATGATGCCATTGGATTTCGCTGTTGTTGGCTGTGGAGCAGGTGCAACCTCGCTTGGGAAAGAATACTCTTTCAACTCTGCGGTATGAATCTCGTCTTCTTGAGTCACAGATAGCTCAATAATCGGGCTTGGGTTAGATACAAGACCGTGCGCGTTGATTGCCCTAAAGCAATAGTAATAAGTTTTGTTTGGTGTTATCGAATCAATAAATCCAGTATTTTCGTTTTTGTTGATGGTTGTAACAAGCGCAGAGCCGAAGTCCGCGTAGTTTAACGGAGCCACTTCAAGGCGAAGAGCCTGATAAGAAACGATTGGAGAGCGACTAGAGAAATCAAACTCGTTCAATAGGGAGCTTAAGATTGAAATAGCTGCGGCTTCGCCGCCTATAGCGCTAACATATGCTTGTTCTGATGTTACGAAATTAACAAGGTCGTCAAAAGATAACTCGCCGTCGGCAAACGCACCTTCATAATCTTTCTTGTGGGCTTTAACAACCTTTTGTAGAGTTAAAAGATCTTCGTTAAAAATAGCAATAGGTTTTGTTTTGATTCCAGAAACGTTGTCGTTGAAAACTATTTTTACTTTCTCGGCATCAAAGCGACTTGGTAAAACAGTGACTGTTGGATAAACAGGGGGCTTGTCAAAAGCTATAACACCTGTTATTTCTTTCAGTGGCACTTTCATAATACGCAAGTCTGGGTAGCTTAGGAATCTGCTTGTAATGGTGTCTAGATTTGCCCCAGATTTAGTTTGGTTTTCTAGTGGCTTTACACCTGTGCCAACGCTAATAACGTGGCAGAAGAACCTATAGACGTACTCTGTGTTGTAGTTGATACCCGCATCAATAACTTTGATAATGTCTTCTTTGTTGGAAGAGGCTGGTATAATGTATTCCTTCTCGAATTCTGGGATTGTTGTGCCCTCGGGAGAAGTGACCACTCTGTGTCTTTCAACGGAGTAAGCAAGAACTTCAACATAGTTCTTTAACGGTGATGGTCGCAGTTTGCCCTTTTCATCTAGAATTCTTTGACCAATGGTTAAGAAGTTTCTATCAACGAACTCTTTCATCTTAGCTTGGAAAATGTATGAATCAAAACCGTTTAAAGAATTGTTTTCTTCAAACATACGGTAAATAAAATCTGTTCTGTTGATGTTTGACTGTGTAGCCACATCAAATGATATGTTGTTGTAAGTTGGGTTTATTGCAGCTAAGGCGTTTGAAAAATCGTTTTGACCATACATCACCAAATCTTTAATTTGAGAGTCCTGGCTGTTGGGCAAAGCCTTTGGGGGAATAAATTGAGCTTGCTTAAGAGCATACTTTAATGTCTCTCCAACGCACGGTGCCCTTCTAATGTTGTAGAGTCCTCTACCTAAAGAGGTAAATGTTGCGTCTGTGCTTAAAAACAAAAACGGACTCGTATTGACGGGGAACTTTTCTCCATCATCGGACAATGAAAAGAAAGGCTTTGTGGCTCTGTCAAGAACGTTGTAAATAAAAGTCTCGTAAATGTTGAGGTCTTTTAGCAATTCTTTAAATTCGTTGTTCTGTACTTCTGGGGTTATGTTAAAGTTGCTTACGATTTCTGCATTAAATGGAGTAACCGATTGACGCTCGTTGGTAAAATCAATAAGCTCTTTATCTAGGCTTAAAAATGACACATTGTTGATTTTAAAGTTTCCAACGCCGCCATTCCCAAAGCCTGCGGCAACAGCGTATGCGCTGGCGTATTCACCGTCAGTTTTGTTGTAATTCTTTTGCGACAAGAAGGGCTTGTACATACCTGCTATTTTTTTCTTGTCTAAAAACGATACCTCGATGGGATCGCTAGAAGTAAAAAGCTTTGTGTATTCTTTAAATGTTTTAAAAGAGTATTCGTTATTGGCAACAGTGTCTGTGTCCTTGTATTTTAGCTTAACAGAGTTGTAAGCATAAAAGTCACTTGGTCTAACAACTTGTTGTGTTTGAAATAGGGTGCCGGAATCTAGACTCTCTAGACTATCAACATAGAAATTGTAATTTGCAAACGCATCACACACTACTGAGCCATTTGTTTGAGTTATGTCAAAAAAGTGAAGGTTCTGTGGTAGGAACTGCGCTGTTTGAGGTGTCACCGAGCTATTGTTTGTTATTTCAATCTCTTCTTGGCAAACACTTCCTAGAAAGAAGTTTCTAGGCTCTTTCTCTAGCTGTTGATATACGGAGCTTTCTGGACTCCAATCAAAAACCTTTTTGTACGATAAAACTTGGTTATTGGCAGTTTTTAAAACAATGCCATTGGTTTCACTTTTATCACTGTCAAGCTGGTAAGACAGCTTTACAACATCTGGATAGTTGGGGTATAAGCCGGGAGTATCCCCTGAGCGCTGATTTCCCGTAAATGTGTAGGTTTTCTTCATCTTATTAAATAGACTTAAAAGTTAAAATCAGTGATGTTTAGATTGGCAACGGATGATGCTATGTCGCCAGCCGTTTTCGTTGCTCCAAGAGTATCGACCACGTTGCTCTGCTGCGATTGACCCTCTGCAACGGGAGTGTCGTCACCAAAAGTGCCGCCAAGAGGTGTCGTTGTTGGTGTGCCAGTTCCACCCTGACCAGAGCCAGGAGCAGGTGTTGGAGCAGTGGGTCCAGTTGAGCCACCGCCAATCCCTGGCAGCGAGCCAAATGTTCCAGCAGTTTGCTGACCCCCTGTATCATCACCGCCCGGTGCAGCTATGCCGCCTGCAAAGCCACCTAGACCGCCGCCGCCAATTTGTTGAGCAAAGGCAACATTGACGCCCTCTGGGGCAAAAGCTGCTCCCGGTTGAGGAGTTCCTACGCCTTGTGGCGAGCTTAAATCAGTTTGTGATGGACCTGTGGGTGTTGGGAAAACATTTACTCCAGGCTGAATAATTGGATCGGTAAATGCCGCTATTTCAGTTTGGATACCTTGGCTGAAAATGGGTTGTGTTGGGTTTGATGCAACAATAACGTCGTTAATGTCATTCACTATTGTTTTGGGCATTGCGTACTTTGCGATAACATCGTCTGCTGTTAAATCTTTTGCTGACTTAACTGGTAACTCAAACGATAGAGTGTTTTGAACATCGGCAACGGAGTACAAGAAGTATTGGTTGTTAATCATCGAGAAGGGGAAGAAGTTTGTTTCTTCCTGTGTGTATTCTTTTGAAAGACCAAGGCGACAAAGGAAGTAGCCCTGTTTTGGTTGTGCTTGGCTTAAAAATCCAAATGTCAATGGCTTCCAAGAATCATTGTCGTAGTATTCTATGCTCGCAATGTTTGTAAAAACAAGCAGAGCGGTTGTGATTTCCAACTGGTCTAGTGGTCTGTCGCCTGCAATTGCTGCCTTTAAAGAGAACATGAAGTCTGACGAATCTTGTTGAGTTGTTCCAGAAGTTCCAAGGAAGTTGTGTGGCTGTGGAAGATTTGGAAAGTATTTTTTTAAATCCAAGCCCTTGGTTGAAATAGACACCAATTCTTTTAGTGCTTTTATAAAGTTGCTAACCTTCTCTTGACCCACAGTCTCAATCAGCTTATAAACACTTGTTACATCTTCTAAATCTTGGTATTGGGTAATTGTTTCTTTTGGAAACCTCTCTTTGTTAAGACTAAAGATGCCGTCTGCAAAATACTGATTAAACGATTTATTAGAAAAATCATCACTGGTGGTGAATATTGGCTCGTTAGTTGAATTAACTACGCTTACACCAGAAGCGAGGAGTCCTTGTAATAGCTTTGAATTGCCCTCGGACTCTTGATAACCCGTTGATTTACCCGTAGAAACACTTAAGCTTAAGCTTGTCATTGAGTTTTTTGTAGAAGTTACAAAAAAGTTAGCGGGTGACGTAAATGGAACAGTTACTTTATCGTTTGACATCAACAGTGGGCTAAATTTTAAAATGTAATTGCTTATGCTCTGTGGTGTGAAGCCTGTAAAAAACGCATCTTCTTGAGGGGTTGTACCAAAGTATTTTGCGTATTCAAAAATGAATAGCTCGTTAAGCTGGTCTTGGTCTAGAACTAGAATTGGGTCATAGCTTTTAGACTTGCTTCTGTTAAAGTAATCAATAACCAGTTTGTCTGACTTGTAGTCTTCTGCTGAAGGTGGCTTGACCGATACTGTTTTAGCCAACTTGTAGGACTTGGTTGCCACAGTACCCTTTTTTGAGTCGTTTTGTTTGGGTTCTAGAGACAAGTCTGGGGCAAGTGAAAAGCTTTTAATCTGCTCTAGGCTACTAGCTAGTGCGTCTTTCAACACAAAAAATGTTGATGGCAAAATTGTTATTGGATTTATCTTTGATAAAATGTCGGCAAAGACCTTTTTCTGTTTGGGGTTTGCTCCCGATACTTGCAAAATGTTAACATACAGGCTTAAAAACGCTTCCTTGGTTTCAGTTATCATATCTTTGTATTCGTTAAAAAACGCTGTTGTCATTTTGTTCAAGTCGTCATCATAATACCTTGATAGGGTTATTACATTTTCCAAAGCGGAAAACTTTTGTAGTTTGGCTGTTGCCTCGTGAAAAAAGTTAATTAAATTACTAAACACTTTTGATTCGTAGGTTAGTTTAATCCCATACTCATAAGTGTAGGCTTTGTTGAACTTTTTGTCTTTAACCACGAAAAGGGATTTTAAAGTGTTTTCAGTTGAAACGTTGAAAACGCTGATAGTTAAATCTTCTTCGTCCGGTGAGCCAAAAAGGTCGTTAGGTAAATTTTCTCCTAAAATTTTAGACGTAAAAATCTCTTCTTCTGGAAAATCTTCTGTCTTGTTGTCGTCGATGTTGTTTGAGATTCTTTTTCTTGTAAGGGTAAATGATTTGATTTGCCCCTGATAAACGTTGTTTGTGTTCTGGAAGTTAAAAGCACTGCTGTTAAGAAACTTTGTTAAATTGAACTCAAAAGCAAGATTTACAGAATTTGCTTCTAGGCAATCCCAATAGAATAGCTCACCAAGCGGCGACTCTAGCTTTTCTAGTTTTAAATCATCAAAGTATCTAGTTGGCGAGGCACTAGCAAATTTTTGTGCTTCTCCAAATGTTTTAGCATTGATGGCATTTCCCTGTTGGTCAATTGTGTAAAAATCACCTTGATTAAAGTCTAGTTGAAATGCGTCACTCTTTGTTGTTCCAACAAAGTTGCTAACCACATTTGGGTCAGTAACAGTCACCAAAGAAAGGTTTGGAGACTCTGTGTCTAGTGGCTGTTTTACAATTTGTATGGTTGGGTCGGTATTAACTTTAAAAGGACCAGCCCAAATTTCTTGATTTTCGGTTTGTAGAGCTTGAAAGGTGAAATTAACAATACCACCCTTTGCTATTGTAAAAGGCAGGGAGTAAGAGATTTGCCCTTTGAAACTTCCAAACGGGGCGTTTGAAAAATCTGCAATAACCTCAATCAATCCATATAGGTCCGTTAATCTGTCAGTAAGATTTGGCAAAGAAACACCATAATCGTATCTATTAAATTCTATACCCTCTGTTTGAAAAGGCTTGACAAAATCAGTTGAGAAGGGCAGGCTTGTTGCATTAGTACCAAAAACTGTCTTCAATGGCTTTGTGGATTCAATAAATACCCCTTGCTTTTTTATACCTGGGGTGACACTAAGGATCTTCTCAACAACAGAAAAGTTTGCAAAGGAATGCACGGTTGTTGTTAGAACTGACTTGTAGGAATCAAAGATGCCTTTCCCGCCTTGCAGCGGCTCAAAGAAAGACCAGTTTATTTCTGCTGAAATCTTATCTTTGTCGTCTAACAAAATTGATGTAATAACAGGAAAAGGAATCTTCTGTTTGGTCAATGAGTTTATGTCAAAATCTTCAAAATTCATTAGCAGAAGTCCTCTTCAATCTCGGGCAAATTATCGTACAAGCCATCGGCAAAGCTAAATCCACCTGTGTCTGTAAATACCAGGGAGTCTTCATTATCAAACTCAATCACACTCATTAGTGATGGGATTATTGCACTACCTTCTTCAATCGCGCCTGCTGTGTATTGTAGCTGTGTGACAAAGCCTTTTAAGTCTATTGCGTAACCATTTACTGTTACAGTTTTATTTTTCTTGACTGCGTAAAACTCTATCTCAAAACTGTCTTTTTGTTGAACCGCGTTCTCTTCTACAACCAGACCGATTGTTTTTCCTCTTTTTAGTTTTAATCCTGTGCCGTCTTCAAATGTGGCAAGGAGTTTTGTGTTCTCATCGATGCCCAACTCAGGAGCGGAAATTTGCTCTAAATCGTCAGAGCCCACAGCAGTAGCGAGCGCTGCCAATTCTTCTGACAGTTTCTCTGCGATTAAAAATGTGTTCATCTCAAAGTTTAATTGGGGAACAAAGTGGTTAATGCCAGAAATATTTTTTATTGACTCAGAAGAAGATAGCTCGTTTTGCAAACAAAAGAAGGTGTATTTTGGAGCAGTTTGGTCTCCAAGAGAGGAGTCTGATAGTCCCAGACTAGATTCAAACAAATCCTCTTCTATCTCTGCCTTTTTGCCAAGTGGGTTTATCTTTGGATTGCTAACACTTATTTTTGAAATATTGGTTAGAAATGAGGACTTTGGTGTCTCGCTGACAATTCTATCTTCAGAGTCGTTCTGGGCTTCTGAGTAATTTGCTTTATTAGTATCGTATAAGATATCGTCATCTACAAAAGCATATGAATCGGGTAAAAACAAACCTTTAGCAATTTGTTGCTGTCCATATTTTGTGAGGACGAGTTCAATAACTTGTTCTTTTTGGTCTAGAAAGCTCATGTATCTTAAATAGAATTATGTCTCTGTTTTATCAACGAAATCAACTTCGGCAGTAACTTTAGCTGTTTCAATAACGGAACAGAAATCATAAGGATAGTTGTAGGTAAAGTCCTCTGTCGTGTATTTTGTGCCCTTAAAGCTTGGAGCGGCGTCAAAAGCGAAGTCTGTTTTTAATGGGTTATCAACCGTCATAGCAAAATAGTTGCCCTTTGCGCGCTTCTTGACTTTGAAGATGTGCCATTTTATTGGGTAGCGATTCCAGTTTGTAAACATTTCGGTATTTTCAATATCAAACTCTACATACTCGGACTGCACGTCAAATTGTTGTAAGAGGCTTGGTCCTAAATTTTGCCAGTATTTCTCAATATCTTTTTCTGTAAGCGTCACGGAGAACTCTTTTATTAACATACCAAGAGGTAAGATTCCCAGGTTCTTTTTAAAATCAAAACGAGGTGGGAAGACATACTTGTCTAGCAATTTATCAAGCTCTGACCATTCGTTTGGTTCGTTTTTAATTTTTGATTGCTCAACAAGGAAATTAAATTTATCTCTGGGAATATTAAAGAATTGTCTGTCGCCATTTGGCAGTATCTTATATGGAATACAAACAAGCGCCTCTTCAATATCTGTTTTCTTTGAGGGTTTGCCTAGTTCAATAGTATCTGGGAAGCCAAGAAAATCTTTTAAACTCTCTTGACCGGCACGGTCTTTGAAAGAGATTTGGAACTGCACATTACTGCCTGGAATTTCTAAATAATCTTTCCACAAAAAGCCGTCACCAACCAAAAATGGTGTTTCCCATTTTGGCTGAACTGCCCAGACATTTTTGTTTGTTCCTAGAGGGTCAATTACTTTGATTGGCAGACCTGTTTTTGGATCGACTTCTGATTGCTTAACCTCGGCTTGACCAAGAAAGTTAATTGACTCACTGAGATTAGAAACGTTGTTTGTAATAAAAGACGTAAATTCAATATTTTCATAAACAGAGTTCCCAAAGGTTGCTGTTACTTGGTTTTGTATTTCTGAAATGGTGTATTTTATTGTTTCTTGTGGAGACCACTCCAAGAAAATTGATGACGAACCAAACGCCCAGCCAGGAGCCCAAAGCCTGTCCGTTGGGTCGTCTAAATCGCTGCCTGGGCGACCAGAGCCGGAAACAACCGGACCCCAACCGTCTAGTGTCGTATCAAATCTCCAAGGAACGTAATTAGAATTAATAGAACTGGTAGAGATACTAAGTGCAATTTCAACACCATAAGTCCTGGTTTTATATGCAACGGGCAAGTCCTTTTCTTCTTTTGAGTAAGCGGTTGTTAATGTGTTATCCTCTAGACAAAATTCAATTGTACTTGCCAAAAAGTTTGACATTGCCAATTGTGGCTGTGGTGGTAAAGTGTTTGAGAAAGAAGCTGTAGAATCCATAGACATGCTGGCGTGTGTGTACATATCCACAATACGACCGGCTTCTTTTATTTTATCGTAAGTTAAAAGCTCTTCAAACGGAATTCTAACAAAAGAACCTGTTGCATCACCAATTAAAATTTGTGATTTGTAATCAGTGTTAGCTATTCCGGTTTCTATAGAGCCTGTAAAAATGCCATAAGGCATTGCAATAGCTGCCTTGATTGAGTTAAATAAAATCCCAGGCATAAACAGGGGCTGCATCATTGTTCTAAATGTTGGTTCGTTGCCAGTTAGTGCAACAGAATCTGAATATGAGCTTGAAAAAATCTGTGCCAATTGCACTGTTCTTTCAGCGGGGTAAAACCCTTTGTAGGGCAATAGCTTTGTTATTGCATCAATTTTTAATCTAAATTTAGATGGTACTTTATTTGGAGCCATCTTGTCAGAAAAATCTTTATAATTTAAAGCTAGATCTCCATCAAAAAATCTAAAGATATTCTCTGTTGCAGCGGAAGAACCTGTAATCTCCAGAGAGTTAACCGCTTCGCTTTCTAGGCTGTTGCCACCAGAGTAAATTGCATCAATATGCTCAGAAATTCTATATTCTGGTACAAGACTGTGGTCTTTGCCGACCACTTTTACAAACTCTGAGAATAGTAGGTGGTTATCATAATAAGCAGGGTTTCTTGTCTCTGTGGCAGCAGACCAATCTTCGTAAAAGCTTATGTTAAACGTGTCGCTGAGAACTTCTTGATATGGCATCTCTAGTAGCGGTCCATAAACGTGAGATGGAAAATCGCCAATGCCGGGGTCATCAAAACTCGCAGTTACATCGCCAGATGGAACATTTACGATAAACCTATTCAAAACATTTTTCGGGTCTCTTAAAATACCGTATGATACATTGTCTGCTGCCACTTGGTCATAGCTTGCAGTTGGGCTTGATGATGTTGGCAATGGGTCACTTCTGAGATTTACATATTTTTTACCCGATAGTGACTGGGTTAAATTTGATAAATTAAGTCTGGCTGCACGGTTGGTGGACGTGTCGTTAAATTTTGTTGTATCAAGCGGTGAAACAGATGGACCAACTTGATCACCCAGGGCAATAGACGCAGTTGCATCTGGACCTGCATACAATAAATTAAATCCCATTTCATTCGCGGTGGTTCTGACTGTATTATCCTTAAACGTTTCTGTTGTTGGGGTATCATCGTATAGCCTAATCAAAGAACGGTCTTCTCTTGAACTTCTCCAAGTTTGTATAAACTCACCTCTCAAAAGAGAATTTTTTAAGTAACTGTATCTCTGTAGTGGGAATATTTGGTGTGAATATTTTGAAAACAGAATATCACCCTCAGTTAGAACGTTTTGGTAAGGCAAATTGTAAAAATCATAAAACTTGTCAAAAGAAGATTTGTTCGTTTGCTGTGCTTGTGATAAAACAACATCACTAATCTTTTTATCAAAAAGATACTGCTTTTCTGAATTGTGGCTAATAGCGAACAAGGTAGAATTCTTTACACTATCGTCTGTAAGGTCGGCAGCTATCAAAACTGGGTTATAATTTGCCAAAGCTGGTTCAACTGCAACTAATCGAGTGCCGTCTTTGGCTGTTAGGACTCCACTCTCTTTTACAGATTCAATTCTATCTAGCTTTTGTGAGTAGATGTTATTTTTCTTTAGGTGTCTGGTAATTGGGTTTCTTTCACTTCTAATCTGTCTCCAAGTGTTCCAACCCGATGGACCATTTCCTACAACATTTAAGAAGTAAATGTCGATGTTGTCAGCCAATGATGCAACCGAGGTGTAATTAGCTGGTGCAGTAACCAAGAAGTCGCCGTCTAAATCATAGTGATAACCACCGTAAATTGAAAACTCCCCTGGTGTGACATAACCTGCAAAGTTGATTTCATAGTCTGTTGAGGCTTCAAAATCTCTCAATGTAGAAGTAAAGAAGCTAATATCACTAGAGCTTGACGCAAACCCTACCAACGCTACGAGGTTACTAGAAGTTGGAGCAGCGTAGCTAATCCAAGAATAACCAAAATCTCTAGCTGGTATATTATTTGTAATAAATCCGTTATCAAACACTGATGCTGTAAAAGTGTTTTCCCCAGAAGAGTATTCTATTTGTTTTCTGCCATTTCTTTGAACCTTGTGAATTGATGCCGACAAGTCGTTTGAGCCTGACTCAAATCCCCCAAAGGATGATGGAATCGTTAATAGACTTTGAAACGCTTGTCTTACAATTAGATTTCTATTGTTTAATTCGTTATAAACAGAAAACTCTCTGTTGATTGGGTCTAGACCGCCACCGTTTGTCTCTGGACCGCCTGGGGCATTAAACCTAGTGACAATTACAGAATCGCTGTTAGCACCAGTAAATATACTGTAATCAATAACACCACTAACATAAGGACTATCAAGCGTATCAGATAAACCTAGTGCATCAGCTTTTTTAAAGTTGTTAAAGCTTTTACCCGCAGTTTGTACCACTTCGTAGTTAAAGGCAAAGTTGCCAAGGGCAGAGCCCGTTGTCTTAATGTTCTTGATGTTAACGGGGGCTCTAACGGGCGGGTCTTGATAAAACTGGTCTACAGGCGCATCGTAACCCTCTTGTCTTCTCACGTTTTCCAAGGACATGGAGTTCGCATTGGTTAGATTAAATCTAAATCTTTCTGGTCTGTCGCCTGTATCTGTCAAGCGCACCTTTCTCGATTTAAAGCCGCCAACGCGCTGAGAAGTGAAAGTGCCCTGAAGTGGCTGCTCTGAATCGGGACCAAAAACATCGTGATGAATGTTCGTTATGATATGGCTTGGATTGTTGTCGTTGTATGTATTTGAAACATAACTATCCGTCGATACGGATTGGGAGACTAAGTTTCCTGGGACTACTAAATCAAATTTATAGTCTTCTCCGTCAGCTTGGGCTTGGGCTGCGAGTTTTCTTTTGTCCACCAAATCGAGGTCATCATCACAATCTTTAGGAGTTTTTACCCCAGAGCTTGGTATTTGAATGTCGCTAAAGTTGGTGCCGCCGGTTGTTTTGAATAATACACCCTTGTAGAAATCCAGCTTTTTATTATCAGTAAAGTTAATACCACCGTGAAGGCTTTTTGATTTACTAATTTTTTCAGTAATTGGTGACGTTTGTTTTCTTGCCTGGGTTTGGTTTACAACTTGGCGAATTGTTTCTCTTGCTTCAAGGGTTCCAGTTGGAAGAGTTGAATCAAAAGTATCGTTGTTTCTCTCTGCGCGGTATTTCCACCACAAACAATTGTCTCTTTCTTCGCCACTCAAAGGTTTGTGGAAAAATTTCCACTCAAATGGGAGATTTGAGCCGGTGGCAGTGCCTTCCAAATCCGGTGTCTTAAACTCAATTGTTGGGAGTTTGTGTTGATATTTGTTTCGCTCTAGAACGTGGCTCTCGATAACATTGTAAATTTGGTCTGAGCCGTTCAAAGAAGCTGGTAACAGGTTAATTAAAATTTCATTTATCGAGTTGTCAAGCCACTTGTAATATTCAAAGAAAGAAGCGATGGTTCTTTTTGTCTGAACTGTTGAAAAGTATCTTGTGCCTAGCTTTTTTAACTCCTTGTATTCCATCCTGTATTTGTTTACTGGGTCTCCAATTAGTTCATTGAAGCCATCGATAGATGAGAAGAAAGAAAGTATGTCTTGGTCTATGGCGTATTGTAGGCTTTTTTCTATAGTAAAGTATGCGAGCTTCGCCTTTAGAATACTCTTGGTTGCCTTATCGTCTTCAGTTAAAATGTTGACACCAGTTAAATCACCAAAATTTTCTGGGTTTGTGTTTTTGCCCACTGTAAAGTATCTTGTTTCAAAAACATTTGTAGAAGATGGGTCAAACTCTTTACCACCAAACTGATACAAGCCTCCTAGCACGGTGTCCAAGTAACTATTTCCAACGGTTTTATATGAACCGGAAGACAAATCTGGTAAAGAAAATTCCCCACTAGCGTCTGAAGTTGATAATAAATCCGTGCCAACGTTTAAAACAAGAGAGTTGATTTTTGGAACGTATGAGCCGCTAAATTGACTAGCGAGTGGTAAAAAGTTCTTGTATGGTTCGGTTCTACCAAAGTTTCTTGGGTCTTTTGCATGGCTGATTAGCTCGTTGTTATCCAAATCATCCAGCCAAACTCTAAAGAACCCAACATTAACATCTGAGTTGAGTACCACTGAACCAGTTAAATTGTCTCTCAAGGCTCCGTAAAATGGCTTTCTATTTTGTGAAAGCATCTTTATGCCGCGATCAGAGTGTATAGAAGCAGTCAAATTAAACGAATTTAAAACAATTTGGTCTTCTGTATTGTATCCTCTAAAGTTAACAACATAAGAGTTTGCCCCAGTTTGTAAAGAATTATTTAGGTCAGCTAATCCATAACCAACGGGCTTAATAGTAACCGCTAGGTTCCAAGACTCGTTGTCATAGGAGTCGTCAAAAAATTCTGTTTCTAATTCAGGTAATGTGTAGTCGCCTGTCATTGAAGCGTTTGAGGAAGTTAAAACAAATTTTACCTTTTTGTCTATTAAATTGTTTCTTACTGCCTTCACTACAAAGCCAGCGTCATCGCCCAGAACAGTTGTACTTTCATCTGTTTCGGTAGTTACCGAGACGCCACGCACACCAAAAATGCTCGTTGTCGCTGTGGAGAAATCAATGTTACTATTGGTTCCCGGTTCTGGAACTTTGGGTAAGAAAACTTGACACTCATAAGTGTTAGCAAGCCTTGACTCAATCGAGTCTGCCGAACCAGAAGTACCTGAAATGAATGGAGTGCCTACTGTACCTGATAATGTCGGGTAAACAACCGCATCGTGATGTGAAGCGGTTGAGAAGTTTACAAAACGGAATTTCTCTTCGTAAAGCTCTCTCTTGTCGTCCAGTGTGATAATCGAATTGTCTTCATACAAAGACAGATTGATTAGCTCGTTATCCACGCCAAAACAGCGTAGAGTATTACGAAGAGCTTCTGTAGTTCCCTTCATTTTAAAAATTTGGGAACTGTTGTTGTAGAGGTTTGAGTAAATTATTCTCTTTACCTCTTCAAGCTTAAACAGAAATTCGCCTCTGTCGCCTGCATTTAGAAGATTGGCGAGGATGTCTTCATCTTGAAGAATTCTATTTGTAATAAAACCCCTTGAGTTGAGAGCAATTTGAGAAAATTTTGTTTTTGCAATTTCGTCCTTGTAATAATCCATTGTTTGGATTTGTGGTAAAGTTTCTATCTCTAAGTAAAGCTCATCTAAAAATGAAGATAGGACTTGCGTGAACTTTTTTAATTCTTGTGAGTTACTAGCATCCTCTTCTACAATCCAGTTTGGAAGGGTGTTGTAGATGCTATTGTTATTGTACCTGTCGTAAACAGAACCCGACAAAACCTTTTCAGCGCGGTAATTTTTAACCAATGGGTGAAAAGAGTAAAGAATAGGGTCTTTAAATTCTCGGTCAGACAAACCAGAGAGAACAAAAGCCGAGTCGGTGCTTCTTGCCGTGGATACATATCCATTAAATGTTCCGTTGTTTAAACGACCAGAGTAATCTAAAATTGTGCTGTCAATAGAAGAAGTTTGTGTAATGCCTTCGTTAAATTTGAAATAGACGCCTAAATCTTGGTTTGATGAATCGGCGGTTGCGCCGCCATTTACAGATTGTTTAACAAACGTTCCAATCTCTTTACCAGTTCTAGTGGTTCTCCAAAATCTAAAGTCATCAACAGAGCCAGAAAGTTTACCCCAGCCCAGGGCTGTGCCAGACGCGCCCGTCTGTTCCGTAACAAGAGCGCCAACAGCCCCGACAAAATTGCCGGTCACGGGATTAATATCGCCAACAATCTCCTGGCTTCCTTTGAAAACTCCGTCTAAATAAGAATCGACTACAAGTTCGTCACCATAAGTAAAATTCAAAGCAACATGGTGCCAATTTCCATCAACCAAGCTGGCTGAGGAAATTGATGTAAGTTGTGCTTCAGCGTGTACTGTGCCAGATGCGACAGACACGTTTAATACATTTGTAGAGGCTGTAAGCTCTACAGTAAAGCGAGCGTTTGAAGCTGCAATGCTGGAACTGTTCCAAATGTCAAGTACAACCTCTTTTTCCGTTAAAGATGGTAGAAACTCTGATTTATTAATCCAGAACTCAACGCAGTTGCCTGCGGAGTGACCAAAGCGCAAGTTGTAGGTAAATTTATTATCGTCTACAACATTTTTTACACGCAGACCCCCGTTAAATAAGATATATTGCTTTGTTTGTGGCTCGCCATATCCATCAACTAGAGATCCAGCAGCGGTGCCCCAGCCATCAGATGAAAAAACAACGTAACCATTAGTTCTTGGGTATTCGTTCTCAAGTATGTGATTTTCTAAAAATGAAGAGCTTAAAAGGTATCTTTCACGGTCTGTTGTTGTTCCATCATAAGGATAGAAGTCAATAATTCTATCAACAGCTTTGGCGTAATATTCCTCGGCTGAACCGTATCTAGCAAAGTTACTTGCACTTGCAAAATCAACGGGTGGAACGTATCTTTCTCTGTTTTGCTTCTTTAGAGCAACAGCTTCGCCACGGTCAAAGTCTTGTCCAAGGCTGTGTCTTGTTTGCTTGATTATTGGCTTTGATACTTTTTGCTTTGATTTAATTTGGTCAATGTACTTTTTAAAACTCATCTAGTCAACCCTAAAAACAATGTTATCTTCTTGCTCAATAAAACTTAAATCTTTTTTCACGACAAACGAAGCGCGGTATTTGTACCCTGCTTCAAATTGTGAAAAGTCAAGCTCAAAATAGTTGCCTTCGCCATCGTAAGATGTTTTTGTGAAAGCATTGTTTCCTGAACCTGTTCCATACGGTATGAACTCCAAGTCATCGCTAACCCTTGTTATTTTATAATAAAGGTCTTCGATTATTGTAGAACTGGCGGTTTCAGTTCCGTCTGGATAAATAGTTGGCGACCAATCTTTTGGTCTAACATAAAGTTTTATTCTCGCTTTCTCGGCGGTTGAATAAGATTGTTTTACATTTGCGGGTAAAATTACAAAGTCGTCAAAATCACGATTGTCTAGTGAGTCAAATGTAAGAACACTCACAGCAGAGCCTGTGGCATACTCTACCGAACCAGAGTGCCAAACTGGGAAAACAGTTGTAATAGAGCTTGAGGCATAAGCAAATGAGGCTGAATAAATGCCAGTTGATACATATGAGCCAGTAACATTTGTGTCACCGTCAGCAACAACTCCACCACCAGTTGGTAATTTGAGCTTTGAGCCTGCTGGTGCAGTTGTACCAGAATAAATGCTCAATAAAATTTTACCAGTGCCCACGTCTGGAAGGTTTTGCAGTTGTCCATTTATGTAATTGTAAAGATAAAGATTGTTTAGGTTATCTGCTGCTGGGGCTAGTGCTGAACTAAGATAGAACGTTGAAGCGTTGTCTTTCTTTGCGTCGTCGTATCTAGACTCCAATACGGGTCTTTTAATAACGTATTCACTTGTTCTGCTGTAAAAGCGTTTTGTGTAATAAGACGCTGAAACGTCCTCTTGGCTTGAGGTTAGGAAAATGCCAAAACCATAATTTGTTTTTGTTCCCTCCAACCATTCATTAACGAGTGGGGTAACATCAACCTCTATGTCTTCCTCGCCAGTAGTGAAAGAAGCTGTGAATCTTGGTGTAGCGTGGTAATCACCACCGGCAGTTGTCCAAGCAACTCCAGAGGACGCGCTTTCCCAGTTCGACACACCCGTGTAATCCTTGTTTGCAAGGTCCGGTCCTGTGCCCTCTGTCCAAGAACGAGACACAGCCGCAATAACTAGGGTGAAATCTTTTGGAGGCGTCTCAGGCTGTTCTGCGGAGAATAATCTTAAAACAAAGTTTGAACCACTTTCAATAGTTCCGTCATCGATGTTTCCTGAGATTGTTGAGATGGGAAACTCAATAAGAATTCTTGAGTTCTCATTTAAGGAAGCGGAGGGACTGTTTTGCCCATAAATAGAAAACACTTCCACCGAATCAGCTAAACCGGCGTTTGTGCCGGTGAGCCTATTATCAAACACTTCGCCAAAAGCATTTGTAATGGTGTTGTCTTTTGTTGCTACATACTTCTTTACTGCCATTACACTACCCTAAACTTAAACTTTTGTCTCTGCTCGCGGTATTGACCGTCTTCTTCAAACAAGAACTTGATTACATAATCTTCTTCTTTTGGGAAAACAGAGAAATCCAAGTCAAAGTAATTACCTTTGGAATCGTAAGAAAGTCTTGTGTATTCGTTGTTTCCTGAGCCTGTGCCGTAGCTAATAATTTCAAAGTTATCTCTTTCTCGGTAAATCTTGTAGTAGGCTTTGCTGATTATTGTAGCTTCAAGTGTGGATTGCGTTGTTGTGTAGATTGTTGGAGACACAGAAGGGTCTCTTACATACAATCGTAGCCTGCTCACTTGATTTTGCAAGTATTCTTCTTTGAGGTTGGTTATTGATAAGAAGTATTTCTTTATTCTTCTCGCACCAACCGTGCCACGAGCTTGGGGCTCTATTGCTGAGCCTGTATGGTATTCCACTGAACCAGAGTGCCAAACAGGATAAATGTATTCTAGTGAGCTTGAATTAAAAGCAACCGACACCGAGTAGATACCGGGAGACACATAAGAACCTGTGGCGTTTGTATCACCGTCTGTTACAACTCCACCACCAGCAGGCAAGCCCAGCTTTGAACCAGAAGGCGTGGTTGAAGAGCCAGAGTAAAAGCTGACAAGAATGTCGTTTGTTCCAACTGCGGGAATGTTTTTAAGGTTGCCCCTTATTTGGTTGTAAAGATAGATTGTGTTGAGGTTGTCTGTTGAACTAGCTCTTGAAGAACTCAAAAAGAAGTTGCCTGTATCGTCTTGAAGTGAGTTATTCCAACGTGCTTCTAGTTGTGGTCTGTATGCTTCATCGTTGTATTCGCGAGAATAAAATACCTTCTTGTAGTAGGACTGTGCTGCTGCTTCTTGTGAAGAGGTTAAGTAAATGCCAAGACCATAGTCTACAGTTCCATCTGTTATAATACTTTCAACATAAGGGGTAACGTCTAATAAAATGTCTTCATCGGCAACTGTAAAGTCTTGCTCAAAAAGAGGAGAGGCGCGGAAGTCGCCACCGGCTGTGGTCCAAGTAACCTCTGGGGAAGAAGAGGCTGTTAACCAGTTTGAACCAACTAGATTTGTACCCTCTTCATCAAAACTTTTTCCCCTGCCCTCATTCCAATCTCGACTTATGGGTGCGACCACCAAAGTAAAAGAAGTGGGACTTGTTGTTGTTTCGGGGTAGTTCTTTAGTTTGAGGTAAAACGACACACTACCGGATGCAGGAATGTCACCATTGGAGCGGTCTGTGCTTGTCTGTGAGAGGTCAAATTGAACAATAGCCCTAGACTTCTCGTTATCATCTGTCGAGGCTGTGACGGTGTTGTAGAGAGAAAAAATTTGAAGACTGTCTGTTAGTCCGTAGTTTAAATTACTAACACGTCGAGTGTTGCTGTATTCTCGATAAGCATTTGAAATAGTGTTGTCTTTTGTTGCATAGTATTTTTTAATGCTCATTACAGAACTGTTCCAATTAAGTCTCTATCAAAGTATTTTACTTCAAACACATGGTCTTCTAACTGAAGCAAACGTGTACCATCAGCAGAAAGGCTTTCTGGAATGCTAAACGTTGTGGTGGCGTAGAGACCTCCAGATTGCACGGTTGCAAATACCTCTACTACATCTAAAACACCTTCCGCGTCTTTTAACTCGCGGAAGAAATCATTATAAAAGATTGGCTCGCCAATGTCATACTTCACCGAGAGCATTGTCTCTAGTTTTTTATTACAAGCCTCAATAACATCAAACTTGTTTGTTTTCTCGTCTCCAACCACTGTAAAGTTGATTGCAACATTGACAATCTTTGCATCAAGAATGTCAACGGTATCTGAAATCATTTTGTGGCGAGCAAGATAAGTTTGAATGTTCTTTTTTATTGTTGTATTTGTCTCTGTGAAATTGCCGTTTTGGTCTTCGCTAATAACATAAAGGTTAATATTCTTTTTGAATGAATCCTTGTCCTGAGCAGCACGAACTCTTTTTACTGCTCCAAACTGTGAAGGCATTGCGTAACAAAGAGACTCGTAATCTTGTTTTGTAACTGCGCGGCGTTGAGAGTTAACAAAAGAAACTGCTCTGACCCTTAGCTCGTCTGCATCGGGCACATTAACAGAACCAACAATTGATTCATCGTTAGAACAAGCAATACTGTCTCTGACTGCATTCTCCGTTGTAACTTGGTTGCTTGTTCCTGGGAATACAAGTTTAAAATCCGATACTGTGTTGATTTGACCTTGGCTTGCATTTGGATTTAAGCTTGAGTTCTTTAAATACACGATTGTTAGTGTTGTATTTGCGGGGGCTATGCCAAATTTATCATTTTGGATTAAGTTTGAGGGGTCAAACGTAGTTGAGGAAATATAAGGTCTCCCAAATTTTTGCACCGCAATGTTTTGAGGTCTTGCATACAAATCCTCTGACAAATTCTGGTCTGAACCAAAACCAAATTGCAAAGTACAGTTCTCACTATTCTTTTCTGTTGTAAATCTTCTGGCTACTAGAACCGGCTTCATAATCGAAGGAACTTTGTCATTTGGAGCGTTTTTATTTTTTAATTCTTTGTAAACAACATTTTGACTTAGATGATCGACTTCAAAGTATTCATTACCCTCCGAGTCAAGAACACTAATAATTTCTGTTATAAACTCATCGTCGATTGAGACTTTTCTAAATCTCTCAAAATCACCAACTTCGATTTCAACTGTTTCTGCTTGACCAGACACAACCTGCCCAACAGCACGCACAGCGTAAAAGCTTGGCAAACCAGTTGTTGAATCAACAATAGCCACTTCGCGTTGGTTGTTTGGGTCTTCAAAGTTTATGTCTTCTGTTAAGATAAACGAAGAACCATCTTCAGTTGTTACAATTGCTCCCTTTTTAATTGTTGGAGCATAATTTGTGTTAATTGAGGTTGGGTCTGAAGTTAAAGCTGGAATTGTTGCGAAAAAGGAAACCAAACCTTGTGATGAGTAGTTGTATTCAAACTTGAAACCAAGAGTTTTTGCAATTCTTACAATGTTATCAAATTCGTTAGCTGTATCTAAAAATGCCTCGTTAGCTTGGTAATCCAAGTAAAAAGAAAGAATGTCACCAATGTAAGCAACATAATCAGTCATCAAAGCGCCGAAGCCTGCGTCCTGAAAGTCTTTGTAAGTATCGGGGTAGTATCTTTGGGCGTAGTTGATTAGAGATTGTTTGATGGTATCAAAATCTCGGTCTGTGTATTTGATTACATTATTTTTCTTGGGCATTGCTGCTTCCTCTCCAACTAATTAGTTTTGGATTTTAATTTCTATATTATCTTGCAAGTTGTATGGGTCATACACATAAAATACCTTGACCAATAAAAAGTTGTCTCTAATCTCTGTTTCAACGTTTAGAAGAGTAACATCAGGGAGGTATTCCTCAAATTGTGAATCGATTCTCTGTTCTAGCTGTGGTGGCAACTGTCCATCCAATGCATTTTCAAACAAGAAGTCTCTCAAGCCAACGCCAAAGTCTGAAATCATAACTCTTTCGCCGGGGGCTGTTAGCAGCACGTTTTTGACGTTTTGCTTGATAAATTCCTTTACTTCGTCAATTGTTACAAACGTATTTGACTTTGATTTTGCTAACGGTAGTTGTACTGTAAATGACATAAATTATCTCCAAACTAAATATCACACTTCAAGTCCAAAATGGCTAAAGATTTCTCTGGGTCTATTTCAGCTATTTCGGCTTGCAGTTTTTTAGCTTCTGGTGACTCTGGGTCAAGCCCACTTAAAATTTCTTCCTTTGTTTTCTTCTTGAGCCATTCAAAGAACTCATCTGGGAATCCTAGTCCTAGAGACTGTGCTAACATGATAAGAAAATATATGGCAGGGTTGGCAGCATACACAATAGACAACAAGAGTGCCTTAACTGCTTCAATAACCATTTTTGGAATCATAATTAAAAGCAGCAGCCATAATGAAAATGATTTTGATTTGAACACGGTCTTTGGGTCTTGTGCTTTTTCAAAAGCTTTAAACGCATCCCCTAGCGCAGTCTTATCAACACCCAGCGGTTGTACCCCACCTGTGAATCTACGCATAATCGCAGGCTTCAAGGTAAAGAAGAACTTCTTATTGGATGGCACAAAAGACTTTTCAACTATTAAGTTCAATAAAACGTCATTAAAAAAGTCTTCTTTAAAAGCATCAAAGATGTTGATGCCTTTATCGATCTTAAGAACGCCACTATCTAACAGTTTTTTTGGCAGTTTTTCTAGCTGTCCTTTCTCTGGGTTATCAACGTATTCTTTAATTACTTCGTCTGGTATGCTTGCTTGCCCAACAAGGCTGACGGTATCTTTAGCAAGAATAATGTTATCATACACAAAGACTGTTTCAAAGTTGCCAGACGAAGTTGTAGCAAAGAAGTTTTTGTAAAATTCAACATCAGAAACTTTTAGTTGTAGCGACTCTTCAGCAATGCGGAGCGTCTTAACCACAAGAACTACAAATCTAGCATAATCGTCTAAGGATTTAAATTTCACCGGAGCTTGGTCAATCAAGAAGCTCTTGATTTTTGTTTTTTCGGAATCCGTGGCAAATAAAAACGCAGATTTGTCAATAACAACATCTGTGATGATCTTTTTTATTGCAGCGGTGGGCAGGTCGGCGTCCGTTGCTTTTTTAAGCGCCGAGTTAAACGCTGAATACCAGGCATCGATAGCATTATTGTTTTTAACTTCAAATAGGGCGTTTGGGGCTGGATTTGTTGTTTTCTTAATTTTCTTTTTTAGTATCTCGCTAATGCTTAAAGTGTCTTTGACAGCAGGAGATGAAGCCTCTGACAACAATTTTATCTCTTGCTCAACCAAGTCCTGAACTGTTAAACCAGCCTCACACAAAATGTTTCTAACTGGAATCTCGACAAAGTATTTTTCCGCAGCCTTTTCAATTTGATTTGAAATTTGACCAACCAAAATTTTTGTAGCGCCAATCAACGCTGTTGCTTGTTCCTCTGGTAGTATTAAAAGTGCTGATGTAAAGTTTGGGTACAACTCAATCATCTGTGTGTAAGCAAAAATACGCAAGGCTTCAATACTAGCCTCTTTTGACGGGTCTGTTGAGTAGGCAACGGACTGCTCTCTGTTCTTGCTGTATTCACAGAGTTCTTCTTTAACTCTTCCTCTGCGTGGCAAACGATAGAACTTCACAACATCTAAAACAGTTTTGTCTTTTATTGAGTTGTTAAAGTTTGTCAAAAACTCATTAAACACGTCTTTTAAGATAGACTTATAAACATCTAGGGTGCCCTTTGGCGTGTTGAATGTACCAAATTGATTTTTAAAGTATTTTCTTTCCACAGGGTCAGTGCTATCCTGTCCCTCGATTGACTCACCTAAAATAGCCAGTGGTGTTTTCCCATTGTTTGTTGTAACACCCTTGTTTGGGAGGTTGTATTTGTTAAATGTTTCGATTTTGTAGCTGCCATCACCCTCGATAATAATTGAGTCAAACAGTAGACCACCAAAAAACCTAACCCTGTTTCCAACTCTGTTTCCGTTGTCAATCAGGTCTGGTGCAATTGAAAGCTCTGGTATGTTATCTGGCTTTACTTTAGTTAATATTAGCTCTGTTCCAAAGTCAATTGTGTCGTCGGTCTTGCCGTCCGGTGGTTCAATACCAATATCCTCAAGGGCTTTTGTCAGATCAGGGTCTTTTTCTTTTTGAATTTTGGTCAATCCTTTATCTATGTTAGCAATGTCGTCGTCAAAATTAATCTCGTACTGGTAAAGGGCTTCTTGAGCCTGACGATACGCTTCGTTTAATAAGCCACTAAAATCAATGTCTGGTAGTAAATTATTTATTGCGTCCTCGGACAAAAGATTGGCTAAATCATCAACCGTTATTTGCGGCACATCAGGATCACCATAACCAGCGGGTACTTTTGCCGCTGTTGGGTCGTCTGTTTTTGTATCACAATAGTCTGCTGTTGGGTTGACGTTTGGCTCTGCTTCATTTACCACTTTGCAAAAGGCTGTTCCAGTTTGAAGACCTAGTTGGTAGAAATAGTTTGCGTAAGAATAAAGGTCGTCAAAAAATGTATCTACTTTTGTTTGCTCGGCAAATGACTGAAGTTGTAGAAGCAATAATGGCTCGGCTTGTCCTTCTAGTAGCCTGCACATCTCTTTGCCGGTCAAGCTAGAAAATGTCAAGTTGATAAAACTTTGAAACGACACGGAGTCGTTCCCAGTAAATTCTTTTCCTAGAGAAGTCGCTGCTGTGTTTTGAAAAGCAATAGGGTCTTCAAAGAGGTCTTGAGGTTGAACTGAACCGTAGTCAAAATCACCTTCGGGTTCATTACTGGCTAGCGCTAGGAGGCACTGTTGGACTAGAGTGTTAATGAACTGTCGTCCAAGCTCCAGCAAAAGACTGTCTACCTGCTTTTTTAGTTCTTTGGTAACCGTGCCCATGGGTTTTGACGAAGACTTGTTTTTCCATAGTTTTTGTATCTGGTTGTAAAAATTTTCGTATTTGTCAAACTCTACACCAAATGATTTATAGTTTTTTGTTAGTTCCTCTAGTTGTTCTGCGAGTGCCCTGGCTAAAGAAAGATATCCTTGTGCTTTCAATCCCTCAATTAAAAGAGCCGCTCCACACTCAATCAGTGGCTTCAATCCCCACTTGTTTAACGTAGCATAAAGTTTTCCAAGCTCAGAATTAACCTTTTTCAAAGTAGCTTTTAGTGCCTTTACAGATTCATTATCTGCTCCTGTTTCAGCAAATGATTCTGTTCCCTCTGCTACATTAGAAAGTGCTGCTGGGAAGTTAAAGAAGGCAAAGTCTCCCAAGTATTCTGCATCACGAAGAGTTTGTGAATAAACTTGATTTCTCGTAATAACTGGTGGTTCAGCGTTGTCTCTAACTGCTTGGGCTAAATCTAGATTTACACCTGAAGCTGTTTGTCCTAAAGATTGTCCAATTTTAGCATTTACATAATTGCTTTCTTGGGCTCTTGCTTTAAGGAAATCATTTAAGTCTTTTAAGTCTCTTATGTTCGCAATTTTTGCTATGTCAGATATATTGTTAATCTTAAAGTCTTTCTTTTTGCCATCGTCAATAAAGTCTTTTATTTGTTTTGAAAGTGGCTTTTGCTGTTTCTGTTGAGTAAATTTGTTGTACTCAACCTGAATCTTCTCGACATTTAGTTTTTTTGAAGCCTCTTCAATTCTGTAAAGAAGGCGAACCACGCCGTTTGGTCGAGGGTCGATTGTTTTCCTATCGTTCAAAAGTATGTCTTCTGACGAAGGGTATGTCTTAGGCTTTGTTGTTTCGCCAGCTATCTCACAGGTTTTGTCGCCTTTGAATTTTGGAATTGGTGTGTTAATGTCTTCGGGATCTTTTTTATCTACTTCAATTGTGAAAAGCTTGTTGTCAATAAAATACTGTAATGCCTGTGGGCGAAAATCGTTAAAAACCACAAACCAGTTTTTGTTTGGGTCTAACTCCGTTAAATCAGTCCAAAGGCAATAATAAACATAATCATTGGGAGCATCATAATAGGCAACCCTAAATTGTTCCCAAGTTGAATCGATAAATAATTTTGAAAGTGGATTAGACATAGTTAATTTGTGTTGTTAAAGTTGCTACAAATGTAATTAGACTTTCCGGTAGAATTGAGGTATTTAAACTTAATGATATCATTACTGCCCTTGATTGTGCCAACAGCAAAAGAAAGTTGCTCTAGTGCAATAGTGTGGGTTAACACTGCGCCCTGAAAGTTTGGCGACGTAGAGGTTGGAGCACCAAAAAATGGCGAGATGTGTATGTGAGCAGCCAAGTCGGTGTTTATTTTACCAATCTCCTCAATAATACCATCCACAGTTTGTGACAGGGCATCTACGTTGTCCATAATTTTAGTTAAGCAATCTACAAGGCTGTTGCCTTTTACTAAGGGTTGAAGTGCTAGTTCCTCATCTGTTTGGTTGCCAGCGATAAGGTCAATACCCCTTGGGCGACCAATTGATACTTTTCTAGAGTTTTTGTTTGGTTCTGTTTTGGAAACGCCAGCAACAATTTTTACACCTTCTCGACCAATGATTCTAACTGCGTCTGCTTTAATACCAATACCAGACTTGCCTGTTGATTGTCCAACAACGCCGGGGGCTAAACCAAATGCGTCGTCAATATCGACCTTTTGAGAAATGTAAATTCTAGCGGAGTCTAAATCAAAGTTTGGTCCAGCCGCAACAATTGTTTTTCCATCTACTTTATCTACCGGAACAAAACCCTGTGCGCCGACAAATAAGTCAATCATGTGTGCGCCATCTTCACCCATAGCACCGCGACCCTTGTCAACGGGTGTTTCTAAAACAGTACCATTTTTTAAGCGGTCAGTTGTTTTGCCAATTCTATCAGTTCCCTGAATAATGTATGTGTTACCGTGTTGTTGAAGTCTTTCTGCTCCGCGCTTGACATACAATGGATAAGGGTCAAGAGGCTGTGTTGCATTATTAATCGAAGACAAGTTTCTGGTTATTGAACCAGCTTGTCCGTCGTTAATCTCTATTTTTGGTTGTGTTGCTCTTGTCATAATTTATTGGGTCTTTTATGGGTAGCCGTCCCAGGAGGTGTTTGAGGGGGCTTTGCGTGCGCGTGCCTGGGAGCGTTTGTAGGCGCTGAGGTCAATGCCGCGAGGCGTCACGAGGCGCTGCTTTTGGCTCCAATATTCAAAGTATTTTTTTTGCGGGATTACATAAATTGGAATCTTAGTTACCCTTGTTGGATAAGGTCTGTTAAAAATTAACTTATTATTCTTCGTGTCGATACCAACTCCTCCAAATTTAAGGTCTTTTTTGATGTCTTGCTTCTCATAAATTTTAGAGTCGAAGTGTAATTTAGCTGTCGCGGAGAACAACTGTGAGGTGGGAAGTTTGCCCATAGCCTCCTTATTAGGAGAATCCTCGAAATTTTGAAGCGGACCTCCTTTTGACAATTTCCAAGATAAAGAAGCTTGCGTTGTTTCAAGATCCACATTTCTGTTTTGGTTTTCTGGAAGGGATGAATTTGTGGCTCCGAAGCTTTTACCAGCCTCCGTCTTTTTCCACGCCTCCCAACTATCTTTCTGTTTTTTTATCTCACGATCAAGTGCTTCTACCTTTGGGGCAGAACCCGCGCCCTCGGTAGAAGAATAAGGGCGATAGCCATAATACAACTGCCTGAATCTCAATCTTACGGACTTTGGAATTTTTAAGGGGCTCACTTTATCAAAAGCTAGATATTCGTCCCTCTTGTAGTCTCCTGCTGTTTTTATTGTTGGGTCGCCATCAGGGTCTGGATAAAAACGAACCCAGCGCTCTGTGCCGCCTTTTGTTCTTAGATCATAGTGTGGATGGCTTCCCCCGTAAAAACCGACCACACCATTGGTTTCATTATACCATTTAGGGTCAAGATACAAGCCCATTCTTTTGTTAGACAACATGTTGAATTCTATCATTGCTGCAACAAAAGCGTATGACTCCATTCTTCCCAGCCTTTTACGATCAATCTCTATATCAAAATCAAAAGCGTTGCCGGTTGAATGGTTGCCATGGGGCTTGTCAGGCTTTGGGTCGCGTTTGCCTGACGTTACTATCAAGGCAGCTTTTTTTGTTGCTCCGTAGTACCAGCCAGCAGCTTCTGCAATTTTCTCTGCTTCACGAATTAAACGCTGTCGAACACCTTTTAGGCGAGCACCAGGGCGGGCTCTCACCTCGCACTTAAAAGGCAAGCCGAGAAAGCCCTTATCAACATATACTGGTTTATTATCTTTTTTGGTGCCGGTGTCGGTGGGGTCTAAAAATCTATTGGAACCATCAGAGGTGTCGGAGTCATCACCGTCTCTGGATTTAGAACCATCCCCTGTGACATTCTGGCTGTTAACAATGTATCCTCGGCTTGTATCGACGGGATTTTCAAACGAAGCTTGAACTGGTGCGCCAACCTTTAAATAATCTCCCTTAAGGGCAATACAAATGCAATTGTGTTGTGCAACGTTTAAAGGGTCAAGGTAAGAATGCACATCGGGAATTCTTACTCTAATTTCAACATACTGATTTTGTTTTACAAATTCTCCATAAACCCTCTTTAACTTTTCAAGCTCACCGGCTGCAACACCGGCATCTCCTAAAATTTCAAGAATATATCCCGACTTTTTAGAGGAAAAGATTATCGGGCTTGTTGCTTGTTTTTGTTGTAATTTAAGCTCGGTTAATGGGCTGTCAGAAAACGGAGTTAAATTAGTATCGTAAAACATCTACTCTTCCTCCCCGTTGTCGTTGAGGTTATCGTAGATAGCATCAATGTCTGCTGATGAGATAGTTTCAGTTTGTTTACTAGTCTTCGCCATAAGTGAAGCAACCTTTACTAGCTGTTCGTTGGAACGCTGTAAGGTTTCTAGGTACTTGGCTACAACAAGACCTTGACGACCGTGGTCTGCCCTTCCTTGATGAATGTCTTGGCTTATTTCATCAAGAGCAGTGTTGGTCGCCTCTCGGTCAAGTCTAATGTTTTTTATTGCTTCTTCAAGAAGTTCTTCATATTTCGCCATCGTTCCAATCAGACCTAAAGCCTCTATACCTCACTTTGAGCTTTGTGAGGACGGTTGCGATTTGTTTTGTGTTCAAATCGGTGATCTCCCTCATGTAAAGATAAATAGCTTTTTTATTGAAAATTTCTATTTGGTCTGAGTGCTCAAAGAGAACTTTTATGGCATTAATAACTTTTACTTCGTTTTCTTTCTCGGCTGCTTCATACCATTCATCGATATTCTCGCGGAGGTGGGCGAAGAACTCGGTGCGGTTTCTTTCGTGCTCGTATGGTATGTGGTCGGTAAGGGGGTGCTCTAAATTCTTTGACTCGTCAATAGGAGTCTCAGTTTTTAAACGCTTGGTTGTTTTCTTTACCTTGTGGATAAACCAGTTTTTGGTAACGACTGAAAAGTAAGAGAAGGCTTTTGAGCCCTTGTCGGGGTCATACTTGTCAAGAATAGTGACCAACCAAGCTTTACATTCTTCGCGTAGGTAATCAATGTTTGGAAGAGTTGTGAACTTGTATGTGTAGATAATTTTATCAACAAGTTCGTCGAACGCAGGGTGAATAAACTCGATGTAGAGTTTTTCTTTTGTGTAGCGGTCTGTTGTTTTACAGTATTTAACTATGGCATCCTCATGGACTTTTGTAAAATACTTTCTTTTAGTTCTCTTCTTCGGCATCGCCTGCTATCTCCTCTTGTATTCTCGCCACGTCTTTTAAAGTCTCGCTAAGAACTGTTGTGGCTGTGACAAGGTTTTGTATAATAGGGTCGCCGTAGTATGTTTCGCTAGCGTTGACAGTATTTACAAGCTCGTCAAAATCATCGACCTGTTCTCGCAGGTCGGAAATTCTTGCCTGAATGTTGTTAAGGGTTTCGGCAAAGTTATAACAAAGGTATGACAGTGCTGCTGTCGTAGAAACAAAAATAACTACTAGTGTCCATTCAAGCATTTGGGTCAAACTCCTTTGTTCTTGCTTCTTCTTGCATTTGTTTTAAAACCTCTCGGTTTTCTTCAATGCCCTCTTTCGTTGCTTCACCCACTTTTTTGTCGCCTCTTTGCTCGGTCTTCATTGTAGTGAAGTGGCTAGGAATGCGAAAAACAAAGGGCGAGTCACACTCTTCGCACTTGGTGACTATCTCTGACATAGAGTGCCACTCGTCCCAGTTTCTCAAACAAGTGTTACAACGATAAGAATATTTAGGCATCTGTTCTTCCATAGTCGTCTGAAAGACGAACAACGTCGTCAAGGTGTGGGGTGCTTGCTTCAATTAGCATAACACCCTGGTCTTGAGGGGCTGTGAAGCGGTGAATTGTTTCTGGTTTTATTCTAAAAGATTTACCCTCTGAAAGAATTGTAATATTGTCTTCGTTATCAGTCTTTGCTAAATCGAGATGAAGAGTTCCATCCTCTACAAAAATAGTTTCATCTTTAACCCTGTGAAACTGTCGTGAAAGACGTTGCCCAGGAGCAACATAGATTCTCTTAACAACATACAATTCAGTGTTGATTAAGATATCTTCCCAACCCCATGGTTTCTCAATCCTATTCATCTTCGGCATCCTCGGGGGCTGAGACAGTTGGCGGGTTATTTACAACCAGTTCATTATTGTCGTCTGGATTAAATTCAAATCCGCGAAGAATTCCTGTAATGTCTTCTTGGTTTAGGATTGCCTTTTGTAGTGCCATCATAATTGAACCGATAGCTTGATTTGATAGTGTCATTTTATTCTCCAAAAAACTCATTTGAGTTTATGTTTTTATCATCTATGAACAAGTCATAAACTGGCTTACCAAATTTTAAGTCGTGGTATTTTACTCCCCACTTTTGGAATTGGGCTTCGGTAATTTCTCTCCAATCAATCCCAGAGCCAGTTCCTCTTGCAGTCCAGTATACAATAGTATACCCCATTTCATAAAGATTGTTTATCTTTTCTATTCTATCTGGAAATGGAGTTGCTTGTGAGTAATCTCTTGTTTCAGGAGATTGGCAGATAGTCTCATCTATGTCAACGTAGTAAATCATTTATCTCCTTTTCTAAATCTTTTTTTGTTATGAAACGTTCTTAACGTTTCTTCTGTGTAAAATTTATCGCCTATTCCACTGTCATTAGTGGCATCCCAGTAATAAATCTTATGACCAAAGGTCTCTAATTTTTCAATAAGCGCAAGGTCTTCCTCAAGGCTTATTCCGCATTTTGGTCCATGTAATTCACCATAGATTTTATTAATGTATTTTATAGCCCCAGTATCAATTAAATCCTTAAATACTTCGTACTCGGCTCCCTCTATGTCTAACTTTAATACAATACAATCGCTCGCAGAAAAATTTTCAAGTATAAATCTTGAAAGACAAATAGAACTTATGTAGGTTGGGTTTTTATTGTTTTTTTCTATCAGTAGAGAGGACGATTCGTTTTTAGAGTCATAAAAAATAATATCCTCTTCGTCTTCAGTCCAGAGGGCTTTTTCATAAAGTTTAACAACACAACCCGCTTCTCTGGCACGGATGGCTGCTTCATTCCAATATTCCTTAATCAGTCCACTTTTTGTACACTCAAATGAATGAATTTCATACTCACTTGCTTCGGGATGGTGGTTAACAAATTGGTCTATAGACTGACCCTTATTAGCACCCCCGTCAATAAATACCTTTCTCACTAAACAACCTCCATAAAATCAAATAACGGCTTCTTGTGGTGCGGCAGATTATCAACCCACTTTTTTCTTGTCTTAAACAAACGGCTAACATCGCTTTCCATGTGTACTACATAATTTAGTGTTAACATACGCCTATCTGCTTTTTCTGGCTTTAGTCCTTTGTGAAACCCTGTTGTTAGGGCAATCAACAAATCCCCAGACTTTGCTGTTAGTTTTTTAATCTTGTCCTCGCCGTAATAAGCCCTCACTTCCTCGTCTGACCAGCGGTACTTGGATAGGTGATCATAAAACTTGTTTGCATTGCTCCCCTCCACAAATGTTAGTGGTCCACCGTGCTCGTCAACATCGTTCAGGTAGATAAAAAATTTCATAAATTTTATACTATTTCTATCCGCGTGATAAAGTTGTGTTGTGGTGGCAGGGTTGTTGGTTAGTTTACTCAATCGAAAGTTTTGCGTGCATAGCGATGGAACACATTGAAAGAATTCGGTGGCTATCTCATAAACTAGATCGCTGGTAGCTATTTCAAACGCTGTTTTAGAGGCGTATAAAGGGTCTTGTATCATAGTAAAAAATTCGTTGTCTTGAGAAACAAGACCGCTCGCTTGTGCTGCATCAAAGTCTTGCCCAAGTGCGTCAATCTGCTGCTTTGTAAAAACCCCGTCTAGTTTGACATAGCCATTGGTGTTTATCTCGCTTATCAACTTGTCGTGTTTATTCGTCAAGCAAGGGTAATCCCCTCTTCTTTCGCCAATTCTTTCATTAAAGTAGTTCACGGCTGCGAGACCGCCGTGATAAAAGCCAATTTGTTTTGTTGTGAGCCATTTGGTGTTCACTAGACTCTCCGGTGTGGGTCAGACAAATACAGGCGATAGTTTTCCCCTATTTTCTCTGTTAAAACTTCAGTAGATAAATTACAAGCATGACCATGACCCAGATTATAAAATTCTATGTCTTTTCCAATGTCGTGAAGTACATAATCCCAAAACTCAAGGTATTGGTTTTTGTATTTTTGTTCCAGTTTCACGCCAGTAAAGTTTCTCTCGTAAGTACCATCTTTTTTTTTGTCTTTTTGAAACCCGTGGTGATTTTCGTCTTTGTCGTTTTCAAGATGTTTGTACCCGTCCATGCCTATTATTGATATGCTTTTTGGTTTCAACGAGCAAACAAACGAAGCAATCCTGACCATCGCTCCTATTTTTGAATGGTATCTTGTATGAGCCCAGAAAATCCTGTCGCCATATTTTTCTTTAAACAAAGATAGCTCATTTTGTGACCGACCTATGTTTTCAAACCCTATTAGGTGAGAGGTGTTTTCTAAATGCGCCACTAATCTTGGGTCTTGTGGCTTCACTTCGTCTCCTAAAAAAACAAATGACATTGGGATTTTAGCAGCATACTCGTTGACAAAATAGTGGTTACAGCTAACAACTTTATCATAATCTCCAACAGTAGAAAAATCAAATGAATTTAAAGAGGGACCACCGCCAATCAACAAGACAGAAGAGCCATTAAATTCTTCAAACTCTTTTTTCTTTTGATAAAATACTTCTCCGTTGACAACGACCTCTCCCCCGCCAAGATGAGGGACTATGGCGCTTTTTACATAATCCAAGCCTCGGTGGGGGTTATTAATAAAGCCATATCTATCCCAAATAAAGGAACTGTTAGAGGGGCTTTCCGTTTTCCATGTTTTTTCTTCTGTCCAAATCATATAATCAACTCCCTTGTTTTTTTGTAACCAATGTTAAAAATGGCATCAAGAACACACAAGTGAGAAATAAAGTCTCCATACCTTTGATCATAAATTGGGTGTTCATAATTATGATATTTTATTTCTATACCACTTTCACCAAAAACATCAGGAGACTCTTCTATATATTTTCTGGATGCTGGTGCTGATAAATAAGTTTTTGCACCAAGCTCTTCACATATGTTACAAAGATACTTTTCTCGTTTACCACTTGAAGAGAGATTGGAACTGTAAATAAGTTCAGTTTTTAACTGCAATTTTTCACAGGCATCTTTAATTATAGAACAGTTTAAGTCACTTAGGGTGTCATAATTTTTTACTAAAATTTCTTTTATAAAACTAATACCATCATTGTAAAATTTTGATTTTGAATAATTTTGTTCTATTGTGCTTAAGGTGTTTTCTTTCCACTTGTCATCAATTGCGATTTGACAATCTTTTATTAATGCTCTTGAATTCCCTTTTTTAACTGGGACTGTGATAAAATATTCTCCATTTGGTGTTTTAATTCTATTTCTAGTTTGCCAAGATCTTTTTACCACTTGAACATCATCAAAAAAAACAAACACATCACTCTTATTTATCATACTAAAATAGCCGATCCAAGGCATGAATGTTGGTTGCATTATTGCAACGGTTTTATTCTTCAACTGCATATCCCACCCCAGTTAAACCGTAGCCATTTCCATTATAAAGCATATATTTTTTATTGTTGTGCTTAAATACGCAAGGATAGGCAACCATTTCAGAATCCCACCCTTCTATAGAGACGCCTAGAACTTCTTTTTTATCGCGTAACCAAAGTTTACCATCTTCTGATGTTGCCCTTCCGATTCTGTAAGTTTTTTCTGGGTCTTTGTATGAAAAGAACATTTCATATCCATTAGCTGTCTTTAATACATTCGGTCTCGCTAGAGCGGTTTCCTTTCCCTGCAACTCAATCGCAACGTCGGCGTTTCTTTGCCAATTAATACCATCATCAGAAACTGCATATTTGATGTTGTATTTTGGAAGGTTCTTATTAATCCACCCTTCGCCAGAAACATACCACATCTTATATTTATTATCGTCAAAAATTACCCAAGGAGCAGTTAAAATCCCATAAGGCTCTTTGTCTGTTTTTTGAAATAGTGGGGCGCGAGAGTGTCTTTTAATGTCCCCATCCTTTTTTATTGCCAATCCCATAATTAAGCTCATTCTATACGTTGTCGTACCAGAATTCCAGCCTATATAATAAAGTTTATCTTGAAGCATACATGATGGAGTTACACCATTGTCATCAAAGCAACCTCGTTCACCAATTGAAAAGACTGGTTCTGTAGAATATGATATAACTTTAATATTGTCGCCATCTATGGCAATTTCACTGGCACCAATGTGTGAAACATTGTTCTCATCGCGCCCAGAGTAATAAACGATATATTTGTTGTCTTCAACGTGTCTAACTGTCGGCAACATTGCATGAGTTTTCATCCACCATAAATTATTCTGCGGACTTATAATCACACCCTTCTTTTTCCACATAACTACTCCGTTGTCTTTTTAAAATAAGAAGCCATGATTTTTTTATTTAAATCACTTTTTTTGTCAAAAATGCTGCTTTTGCTCGCAAGAATTGCATCCCCATCATTCAAATTTTTTGTTACACCAGCGGACATTCCTACAAAACAATCATCTCCGATATTGACAAAATCAGCCACTGTTGAATTTACTCCTAAAAAACACCTCTGACCTATTTTAACATGTCCAGAAATACAAACGTGGCTACTGATGTAGGTGTGATCTGATATTGAACAATTGTGACCAAGGTGGTTTCCACTCCAAATCATAACATTGTTTCCTATAGAAACTGTTGGTTGTATAGTTTGGTTTTCCAAAACAAAGCAATTATCGCCAATGTTAAGATCACTCCACACAACTGATTTTGAGCAGACATAACTGACTAGTTCATACCCCATGTTTTTCATGAAGAAATATTTTTCTTCACGAATTTTGTTCAACTTTCTGTATGAAAGCGCAACGTGTGCTTTATAGAGATTAGGAGGGTATTTTTTACTTACTTCTGTTGCGGCAACCAATGGAAGTCCTAAAAAACTATCACTATTAACATATTGTTCATCTGCTGTAAAAGCAACAACCTCATATTGACTATCATGTGTAAAATAATAGCACGCCAATTCTGCATACTCTCCAGTACCAAAAATTATAATTTTATTTTTCATTTAAAAAATATTCCTTATTTTTGTACAACACTTCAGCAATTTTGAATTGCCACTCATAATCAATATCAAATGTTTCTTTTTCGTGAACAACAAACAACTCAGGATCGTTTTTTACAAAGTTCCCTAGATAAATTCCTTGTTCAATTCTGCTCATTTTTCCAGCATAGAGGCAATGTGCGGCTTCATAACATGTTTCTACCAATTTTGTATCCATTGTACCGGGATATTTTGTTTTTAAAACACCATCTGTGTTCCAATAAAAATTCTTTTTTTCATGAACAGCAAACAAACTATCATTTTCTGAATTTAGAAAATGGTTGACAAATGAATCAATAGTTTCAATAGTTAAAATTGGACAACACGCATTAATAATAATATAATATTTCCGATCTAACTTATTGTACCATTCTGAAACGACCCTAGTATCTTTACTTTCTCCTACAGATTTTTCAGATCTATGATAGATGTTGATATCGTATTTTTTAGCTATTTCTTTTAGTTCTTGGTCATAAAGAGAGACATAAAAGCTATCTTTGGGGATCACCTTGGAAGAAAGAATTTTTTCAATTGCAATTTCAAATAGGTTTTTGTTAGCAAACTCTTTAAGCATTTTATTTGGTATTCTTGTTGAGTTGGCTCTTGCTTGCACTATTATTGCTAAATCTTTAATTTTCTTTTGTGCCATTATTCGCCAACCTATCACTTAATTGTTGAATTTTTCTATCGCATTCTTTTATTTCTGAGAATAAAGATCTTGCTCTTTCTGGTGCTAATTCAAAACACATTCTTACAACGTCCATCCAATTAACATTATTTCTTGCACGAATTTCTTGTATTTCGTCAATGATTTGTTCATCTGTCAATTTTTACTCCTTTTGTTAAATTATCAAACTTTAAAAACTCGTCTTCCGCAAGATCATCATTAAAGACATAGCCAGAATCAGATATTTTAAAAAAATCAGATGCTGGTATGTTATTTTCATAAAATGGTCTTTTGGTTGTTAAATTCTCTTTGGAAGCTAGTTCCCCTTTTTTTACACTTCTTTTTAAAACAATGGACCTTCTACCTTGAAAAGAATTTTCTTTTTCACTGTCTGTAAACATGTTTTTAATTCCTTTTGAGTTTTCTGCCAATCTGATTAGTTCGGTCATTTTCTTTAATTCATCAGGTTCTAATGCAAAAGAATGATCAGGTCCATTCATTTTTTTAGATAATGTAAAATGCTTTTCTATACATTCTGCTCCGCGCATTACAGCAAAAGAAGGAGTTACATATGATAAAGTGTGGTCGGAAAGTCCAACTTTAATGTCATACCTTTCTTTTATTGCATCTATTGTGTTCAAGTTAATTTCTTCTTGCGGGGTTGGATAAGCACTATTGCAATGTAATATTGTGATATCTTCACACCCAACACTATAACAAGTCGTCAATATTTTTTCTATAAATTCTAATCCACACCCAAGACCTGCGGAAACAATCAATGGTAGTTTTGTTGATGCTGCATAATTAATAAACCTCAAATCAGTGCTTTCAAAACCAGAAATTTTTATTCTCTTAACACCGATATCATACAAAAAATCAACTGCTTGCTCATCAAAAGGTGTGCACATAAACTCTATATTTTGATCCGAACAATAGCTTTTCAGGTCTTTGAGCCATTGGTTTGTTACCTCTAGAGGTTTAAAAAGTTTAAACACGTTAAACCCATTTACATTATGACTTTTGGTACTAAAAAGTTTTTGTGCCTTAAAAGACTGAAATTTCACTGCATCGGCACCACAATCTTTGGCGACATTTACTAGTTTTTTAGCGATATCAAAATCACCATTGTGGTTTGAGCCAGCCTCTGCTATTACAAATGTATTGTTTTTCATACAATAATTTTATCACACAACTAAAACATTGTTAACTTGTGTAATGGCAGGTTCAGAATCTTGTGATGTATTTTTTCAAGAAACGGAAGAACCTGTGAGGATTTGTAGTACCTCATCTTATGAAGCATAGGATAGTGTCTAGATAGCCCCATAATCTCAATCGTTTTATTGGCGTCTTCACACAAAGTTGTAGCAAAATAATAAGAAGATTTGTTGTCGTGTGGTAACAGTGTTTTAGAAGAAGCAAGTTTTTCATAGTTTAATTTTCTTTGCAACAACAGGTGTTCATATCTTTTTATCTGAGTCAGACCAATTGTAGCATTTAGATTATTCATGTAGAATTTAAATCCATCAACAGATATATTGTATGAATTGCCCTGCTGTTCTCTCCCAAAGTTTCTATACCGCAAAAAATAGTCGTTTGCGCGGGAGTCGTCGGTAGAAATCATACCACCGTCTGATGTACATATCGGCTTATATGGATGAAACGAGAAGAAAACAAAGTTACAATTAATAGTGGGAGTCACGCAATGAGCGCTGTCAACGACCACAATTTCGTCTCCCACAAGGTCAAAGTCGAGAATTTTACTGACGCCGCCGTACAACACCGGCATGACCACAACCTTATTTTTTGTGGGCTTTCGTATTTTTTTATAATGTTTTGAACAGAACTGCAAATTTTCCTGTACATCTACAAAATAAAGATTGTGACCAAAATGTTTAGCTGCCCATGCAGGAGATGTGAAACCCAAAGAAGTTGTGTAAACATCGCATATACCATGTGTGTCGCGTAGATAAGAATATATCATAAAAGCGGCGGCTGATGCTGAATTTGTTGATGCATTGTACTTTTTGTTTGAAAAATTAGAGAAATGGTTTTCAAATAAACGAACGTTTTCTCCAAAGCCCAACTCTCCAGAAGATATAACTTTTGTTATCTGATTGATATCAGCATCGTTTATTTTAGTTTCAAACAGTTTCACGAGCAAACCAAACCTTTGTTTATTAAACAAATCAACTTTTCTTTATCACACTGAACCCATAAAGATGAGTTGAATTCTTGACCATTATATTTGTTGAATTCTTGATAACTCTTTGAGGTGTATTGTGGTCTAACTTGAAGGAGGTTTGTCCCTGCAACTTCATAAGTAAATGGCAGTTCGGTCTTTGCCAACATGTCCTCGTGCAGCTTTTCTCCCGGTCTAATACCACTGATCTTGGTTTTCACGTTCGTGTTTAAAATTTCCGCAACAGCTTCGACGCATTGAGGTAACGTATAAGAATCGATTTTTGGGATAAACACCTCTCCCCCAATTGCATTTTCTAGAGAGCTAAGAACGGTGTCAACTGCATCCTCAAGAGTAAACAAAAAGCGTGTCATTTCTGTTGAAGTCACATTAACGGTTTGACCTTTTTTAATTGCTGATATCCATAGGGGAATAAACGAACCACGAGACGCAATAACGTTTCCATATCTTACAGATGCGAAGACAGTGTAATTTGAATTATAGTCGTAATTCGTAAAAATCCTTTCTGCAATAAACTTTGACGAACCATAAACATTTACAGGTTGACAAGCCTTATCTGTTGATATAAGGACACACTTGCTCACGCCTGCGTGTAAAGAGGAAATTGCAACATTTTCAGAGCCAACAATGTTTGTTTTTACACACTCATCTGGGTACATCTCCATATCGTCAACTCTCTTGAGTGCTGCTGTATGAATTACATAGTCTGGTTTATGGAGCATCATAGATGTTTTTAGTTTTTCTAAATCTCTTACATCTCCAATAACCCTTTTTACTTCTTTGTCTGCACCGAAATACAGTGCCTGTTTACCCTCATCTCGACTATAGATAATAATTTTACAACCAAGACTCTTCAATCTCTTAATTAGCGCACGCCCAAGAGAACCTGTTCCACCAGTGATAAAAATTTTCTTATTGTTATAAAATTTGTTATTCATTTATTCCTCATTTTATAAAGGCTTTCACACATATTAAACTGCCACTCATAATCAATGTCCAGACTCTCTCTCTCTGCCATCGACCATAACTCTATATCATTTGGTTTATTAAAATCTCCCATCCATACGCCCTGACCAACCTTCTCCAAGGAGCCAGCGTAAAGACAGTGTGCCGCCTCTTTAATGATCTTTGCTGTCTTGGTGTTCATAACATCTTCTTTCAGTGGTGTTAGAATAGTACCGTCTTCATCCCAGAAATAATTCTTTTTGTCCATCACGGCAAACATACCAGCTTTTTCTGACTTGCAGTAATCAAAGTAAAAATTTTCAATTGTCTCTTTTGTAAGCATTGGAGCGCAAGCGTTTACCATTACAACATACTTATGTGGCAGCTTATCCCACCACTCATACATTTCTGTCATTGGAGTGCCCTCAGACAACGCAGACTTTTCAGTTCTTTCATAAACATTAAATGGATACTTTGAACATAATTCTTTAAGTTCTGGTTCATAGACAGAGCACCAAACATTTTCATTTGGGATTTTTGAATCTTGTAATTTTTGCAAAGCAATGTCCATTAGCGTGGTATTTGCAAAAGGACGAATCATCTTTTGTGGGCATCTTTGAGAAGAAAGCCTTGCTTGAATAATAACTGCAACGTCCTCTACTTTTTTCATTTTTATCCTCTCAGTTTTTTACGAAATGGAAGTTCCGTATCGGTGACTCCAATTGTCCCGTCTCCAAGAGCCTGCTCAAGTTCTCTAACACCCCTTACAAGCTTAATAAGCCCTTGTGGTTCTACAGAAGACAATTGGTCTGTTCCCCACATTGTTCTATCAAGAGTGATGTGTCGTTCAATAATCTCTGCGCCCAACATAACTGTAGCAACAGAAGTGCCAAGACGGAATTCATGTCCACTGTAGCCAACCTTGCAGCCATAACGGTCTTTAAGGGTTTTAATGCATGACAAATTTAACTCGTCCACCGGAGCGGGGTAACTGCTGTTGCAATGCAATAAGGCAAATTCTGTGCCCTCTTCTCTCATCCACTCAACTGCTTTATCAATCTCCTCTACGGTGCTCATACCAGTAGAAACAATTAATTCTTTGTTTCTCTCGGCAGACCACCTAGAGCTAGCCCTAATCAACTCTTCGTTTGTAAGCATGGCTGAAGGGATTTTAATAAAGGGGATTTCGTAATTTGATAAAAATTCTAAACTGTCTAAATCCCATGGAGATGCAGACCACTCAACGCCCTTCTCTTTGCAGTATCTATCAATCTCGTCGTACTCTTCTTTCTCAAACTCTACCTTGTATTTGTACTCAAGGTAAGTCATCGTGCCCCATGGCGTCTCTCTCATTACATTTTTTTGATGCTCTGGAACACAAACGTCTGGATTTCGCTTTTGAAACTTGACTGCATCACAGCCAGCTAATGAGGCTACATCGATAAGTCTTTTTGCGTTTTCTAGCGAGCCGTTGTGGTTAATACCAATTTCTGCGATTATGTATGTCACAATTTCTCCCGTGGAATGCCTTCATAAAGGCTACTAATGTCAGATACTATTGTAAGCGAAATTCCATTTTCTTTTAACCAATAAAACATCTCTTTTGTTGCTGCTCTAGTGGTTTCTATTTCCCAATCAAGAATGTCGCCGCGATTCACAAGACCTTGTGTATTACCGTAAAAGTGCTTGTAATTGTCTTCATTAACTTTATTATAAGTCAAATCCCATCCCAATACAACTATTTTTTTAACACCAAGATGAACCGCAGTTTGTATTACAGTTTCATACATTATGCCTGGACCACATGGTCTTTGGGCTTCCAGCGGGTAATCTTCAAACTTTTTTGTAACAGCTAAAAACTCATTGTCTATTTCTGTTCTTATTGGAATCTTGAAAAATAAGTCGTCATGCTGTAAAGCTGACCATCTCATACCCTTGTCGTAATTTGAACTTCCTACGACAATTGGGTTTGATTCTTTATAATCGTAATGCACACCCGCGTTAGGGCTTGGCAGGTTTGAACAATTAAAGAAGTGAAAGTCTACCACTTCTGGACAATACTCGTAGGCTTGCTTAACTGCGAAAACAAGCTTATTAGATAATTTTTCTTTTAACTGTTCTCTGTTATAGTCCTTCAATGAGGGACCACAGTTTAAGATGTAGCAAGTGTCGCCCTTATAAGAGTTCTTTAAAAGCGATACTTTTTGCTCCAGACTTTCCATGGAGGAAAGCTTAGATTTCAATCGATTAGTAGTGCTTTTTGGAGAAGAGATAAGCGGTGTAGCTTTCTCAAAACTAAAAGAGTCTGTAAGGATTCTTTTTATGTTGTCCTTGCCACAATGGTCACTTAGCTTTTTGGAGTTGTTTTTTGCAATTGCAGCTAACTCTTCTCTATTGTCAAACGCATACCTCATTTTTTCCATCAAGGACAACACGTCAGGCTCATAATAGTTTGAACCACATTCATAGTTTGGAAGTTTATAGCACGGAGCCAAATGGCAACCAAACATCAATGCGTTTGGCTCTAGGTAATCTGCATGACCACCCTTATCTGGAACAATTACCGGCTTGTTAAACGATGCAGCCTCGGCAATAGTTAGCCCAAATCCTTCGCCTCTTGTTGCTAGAACAAAACAATCACTAACATCATAGAGATAATTTATTTTTTCCCTTGACAAAACATCTACAAGGACATAAACAGGGCAGGCGGGTGGTGTGTTTTTTTCATCCGTAAAGACGCCTGCTTTAATTGCTTTTATTTGGTCCGCTATTTGCTTAAACGCTGTTGAACCCTCTTTGCTAGTATTGTCAACGTATGTTTTAATCACCAAAGCAACATCTGTCTGGCTCTTAAATTCTGAAAAGTATGCTCTCAACAATGGCTCAAAGCCCTTGCGGTGACCCCATTGACTCATTGCAAAAAAAGTAAACTTCCCATCGAGTGAAGGGAGTTTTACAGCCTTCTTGGCTGTATTTTCAACTGGACTGATGTAGTGCGGCAAGAGTTGAGTTTCGATACCAGTTTTTTTGTAGGATTCACAATTCCAACGCGATGGAACAAAATTAATCTTTGTGTTGTGCTTCTCTAGCACCCCTTTCCAATACGAAGGTATTTTGTCTGTTTCCCAAGTGGTAATACTGTGATTCTCGCTACAATTATCAATAAGAGTCTTAAAGAGGCGAAATGACTCCTTAAGTTGTGGAGGCAACCTATCTAAGTTTTCCATCCATGTCATCACCGGAGGAGGCAAATGCCAAAGAACAGAATAATCACTTTCTTGAATTTTGTCTACTATAGCCTTTGTTTTAATCTCGTGCTTTTCAATTAAGTCTAGCACAGAGTCAGGTGCAGAATTTTTTTGTTCAAAATTTATTGACAGGGTAAAAAGATTGTATCCGCTTTCCCTCTCTAATTCGGCTAGAATTTCCAAATAACCTCGTGCAGCGGAGGCATAACCCGAAGCATCTCGAAATTGCCCAACAAATACTAAATTTTTCATAGTACCATTACTTGTTCTTCTGGTTCTTCAATTCCCAGACTTTCAACAAACTGACTGTTTAGCTTGCTTTCTTCAAAGGTTTCTAAAACCCACTTTTGTAAAGATTTAGAAAGCCCCTGATAAACATGATGTTCGTTTTTCATTTTACGAAGCGCCATCTTATACGAGCCCTCTCTAGCAAACGCCCATTGTGAGTTTGGTTGAATAACCCCTTCCCAATGTGCTTCTCGTTGTACAGGAAGAACATCAAAGTCTACTTTTAAGAATTTTCCTTTGTTTTTCTCTTTGCCTTTCTTATCTTTCTCGGGCATGAACAAGAAGTCACACTGCCCCGACCAACCAATAGTGATAATTGGCAATCCAGCAATAGCAGCATCAAAGAGCGGAAGACCATATCCCTCGCCGTGAGCAATGTTAATAAAGGCTTTAATATTTTCGTGTCTGTAAAGCCCCTGCATCTCCGCTTCGCTCATATAACCGTGAAGGAGTGTCACAGAACATTTGCGGTCCTTGTAGGTGGCAAGGAGCGCCTGCAAACGCTTGTGTGTAAAGTCTCGGTCAATGGTGCAATTCTTGTAGGAGTTCGTCTTTACAACAAGACCAACTTCTCGGTCGATGTTCTCTTCGACAAACCAGCGAATAGCATTCTCAAAGTTCTTTCTTGGACCCCACTGACTGACTAAAAGATAGTTAAAGTCGTGCGGGAGGTCGAGTTCTACCTCTGTGGGGTTTTGTGGGCGAACAGGGTAGTTTACGACCTCTACCGGCTTCTCTAGCTTATAAGGGAATTTATTACCGTGTTGGTCCTGTGCTTCCACCACAGTATTGACAAAAACGTCCTTAGAGTGGTTGCTAACAACGATTATCTTGTCCATAACCTCGTTACATTTTTGTAACCACTGTGGGGCGACCTTTGTTGTCTCAATACCGGCTGTGTAGCCAATATTAACAGGTGCCATTTTCTCAAACTCGTTGGGGATGGTAACCTGAAGGGAAATATCAAAAGCAACTCTGCCTTGGTTGGCTTGTAGTAATTGTGCTGTTTTTTGAATTGTTTTAATTAGCCACTCTCTTTCTTCATCATCTTCAATAATGTGGTTTGACTTTCCCCATTCCAAATTCATAAGATAAATGTCAAAAAGGTCTGGACGTGAACGCAGAGCCCTAAGAGCAAAACGTGTTTGCTCGCCATATCCAGTTTGTGATAGGGCTGGACCCTTTACAATAATCTTCTTCATACTGATAGTTGCTCCCATGCCCTGTATCCCTTGCGGGTATCCCAAGAGCCATTTTCTTCAAGAACCTCGTCCATAAACTCTACCCAGCCTTTTTCAAGCTGCTCAAACGAGTAGTTCTTCTCGACGTGCTTTCTACCTTGTTCTCCGAGCTTACGACGTGCTGCATGACTCTTTGACCACATCTCATAAAGAGCTTGAACAAAATCGTCCTCGTTGATTCTATCCTCGCGGATAAAAGGAATTTCTTGTGAGCCAATAATGGCTTTTGATGCGGGTTCGATCCCAACACCAAATTCTTTTTTGCCGTCTGTTATTTGTTCTTGCAGACCACCTGTTTTATTCACAATAATAGGCGTGCCACAAGCTAATGATTCTAGTGTGGCGAGACCAAAGCCCTCGGCGTCTGAAATGTTTACTGTTACGTCGCAAGCATTATAAAGTCTTGCAAGGGCTGCGGCTGGCATTTTTTGTCTGCTAAACTTTACCTGACCGTCTGTTAAGCCTAGCTCATTAATAATCGCATCCAAGTTCTGACCGTGGGGGTCTTTAGTGTCAGTGTGCATGATAAGCACAGCCTGATCATCCCCAACACGGTCCAAGAATTTTTTAAACCAAAAAATAAGTGAGCCGGATTGTTTACGTCTCGCGTTTCTGTTATTCCAAAAAATTGTAAACTTATCAGCAGCATCGCCAAAGTTTTCTTGTCTAAATTTCTGCCTTTCTTCTTCTGGGAAGAGTGAAAAGTCGGGTGGCACAGCGTGAGGAATGTACTTGCGCTTTACCTCTGGTGCTACCGTAGCAACAATATCATCAGTAACTTTGCTGATGGTTGCGATAGCATCGTTAGAAAGGTAGAACTTTCTATTGAACTTTGGGTAAGGGTAGTTGTCCCAAACGTGGTAGTATACCAAAGGACAGTGTGAACGAATCTCTTCTTCGATTTCCCACAACCAGCCCCAGAAACGTGGATCGGTCATAATCCAAACTGCGTCTGGTCTTTCTACCCAAAGTGCTTCACGAATTATGTGAACGTCTCCATATCCTTTAATTGGGTAAATGATTAAATCATCTCCCCATTCTCGGGTCTTTTGCGGCTGGTAGTTCTCATGTTGAATAGCCCCACCGAAGCACAGGAACTTATATCGTCCGGTCTTTAGTAGGGCTTCAACGAAGTATTTGGTTTGTGTGCCGACACCCGAAGGTGACATTGGGTGGTCAGATAAGACCAATATTTTTTTCTTTTGTATGTCCTCTGGCATGTTTATCCTATGTACAATGTGGAGTATTGAAGAACTCGCACTTTTGACAAGATAAACGGTTCTTCATGTGGTTTTGTGTATTCACATTGTACAAGGCTTTTTTCAATAAGTTAAGTGCATTTGTGGTTTTTCTTGGACCGGAAGTCACACGGAAAATCTCCACCTTTTGCCCAACCTTTGCTGTGCGTTTCAGCAGGGCAAAGTGTGTCTCAATCTGGTCAAGTGGAATGCCCATTTTCTGCGACCAGTAGTGCTTGTACAATGTAAGTTGGTAAGTCACCATACGATCAGAACGCTTCTTTGCATCCCAACCCCAAGAACAAGACTTGTAGTCAATAATGTGATACTTGCCGTCCTTGGTTTTGATGATAAGGTCGATGTACCCCTTGAACTTATAAGCGGCGTCAGTGAACTCACCAATGCCTTCCATAAGGGTATCTTCTGCTTTTACAAACTCAAAGTCGGTTCCAAAGTATTTGTCAAAGCCTGCGTCGAGTTCTTCGATGATACCAAGACCTTGGTTGTAAAAGTCTGTGATTTGTTTCTCGGTAAATGACTCACCGTTCTTTTCTAGAGTCTTTAGTTCCTTGCGGAACACCTCTCCAAAGAAAAACTTTTTATCTAGTTCTCGACCAGACTCAAAATACTTTTCACATACGGAGTGAATAGCGGAGCCAAAGCCGGTAAAGATGTTGCCTTTGAACTTCTTGACTTTATCCTCGTAGATAAGCTTACGAGCGTAAGGACAGAAGTCCCACTTGGCGAGTTCAGAATACGAAATGTGAGCCATGAATACCTCTTCTGTTGTGCTAACAATATAACACCACAGGAGTGTGTTGTCAAGGGTTTTTATCTAAATCTTTGAATGCTTGTGCGTAGCCTCTAATAAAATTTTCTTCTGCTACGACTGAAAGGAACTCTGGGAACTCATCTGCGAAGATTTTTACTATGTCTTCGACTGTGACTTCGGGTTCATTTGGGTGGAGTGTTTCACCAATGTAATCAACAATGAGTTCTTTTAGTTTTGTCTCTCTCTTGACAAAAACGTGTTTTAGGTCGTTTTCTACAACCTGCTCTTCTGTTATTGTTTCCATTATAATACCTTTGAGGCAAGGGTTGCTACTTTGGAGCGTTCGCCCTTTTGCAGCGAGATGTGTCCTGCTAACTCATAAGGCTTGAACTTTTCAAGTGCATAAGTTAGACCGGATGAGCGTGCATCGATGTAAACGTTATCGATTTGCTCAACGTCGCCTGTGAGAACTATTTTTGTTCCCTCGCCAACTCTGGTTATTATAGTCTTTAACTCATGTATTGTTAAGTTCTGGGCTTCATCGATAATAATGAAGGCATTTGCGATAGAACGACCACGAATGTAGGTCAGCGCTTCTATCTCGATAAGACCGCGCTCAGAGTACATTTCTAGTGCTACACGGTCATCCCCCATTAGGAACTTCAAGTTATCTTGGATAGGAGCAAGCCATGGAGCCATTTTTTCTTCCAAGGTTCCCGGTAGGAAGCCAATATCCCTTCCCATAGGCATAACAGGTCGGGAAACAACTAATTTTTTATAAATAGGTTCGTATTGACCCTCATCAAGAGTCTGTTCCATACCTGCTGCGATGGCTAGTAGAGTCTTGCCGCACCCTGCTGCGCCTATGAGGGAGACAACTGGAACGTTTGGGTCCATAAGTAGGTTTAGGGCAAAAGCCTGTTCCTTGTTCCTTGGTTTTACGTCCCAGATTCCGTGTTTGTACTCGTCTACCTTTATGAGTGGTTTGTTGTAGTTTATAAAGCGAGATAAGGCTGTCTTCTTATCGTTAGAAGAGGAAACAAGCATTACAAACTCATTTGGAAGAAGATTTTTTTCTTCTTTGTCGATGAAAAGCTTCTCGCCGCTATAAAAGTGGTCGATTGTTTGATCATCAACCAAGTGTTTGGTAAAGCCTGTGTAAATGTGCTCTTCACGCTTTACAACTTGGTTTTCGTTGTAGTCCTCGCACTCAATACCCAACGCATCACAACGTACACGCAGGTTAATGTCGAGAGAAACAATAACAACTTTTTTATTTGGGTTCTCGTTCTTCTCGTTTAGAGCGGCTGCAATAATAATGTTGTCAGGGTCTCGCTTATCCATTTCTGGTGGAAGAGCGGACACATCTGAATAAACAGCCCTAATGATGCCGAGCCCCTTGTCGATACGAATACCTTTGTGAAGGTTTCCTTTCGCACGGAGTTCGTCAAGAAGACGAATAGTATGACGAGCGTTCGCACCTACGCCGTCTTGTCGTTTTTTATGTTTATCGATTTCTTCAAGGACTTTAAGAGGTAAAATAACGTCATTTCTACCAAACTTTTTGAAGCAGTGCGAGTCGGTTAAATAAACATTTGTGTCGAGCACATAAGTTCGCTTTGCCATTACTTTAAATAGTTTCCCAAAAAAAAGAAGGGAGGCTTTCGCCTCCCCCCAAATGCTTATTCAGTTTTTTATTTTATTTACTCGTCGCTATCTGTTGCAGCGTCGGGTGTGGCAACAGCGTCAGCCACATTTGGGAAACCGTCTCCCAGAATGTCTGCTACTGTTGTTGCGTCGGCTGGAGTGGATGCAGCATCAGCGACAGTCGCGGTGTCCTCAGCGGTTGTTGCGTCTTCAACCGGGGTCGCGTCTGGTGATGCTGCATCGCTCTGCACTGCAACTGAGGTATCGCAAGGTGCGGTGTCCTCCTTCTTGGTGTCGCAGGCAGCAAACACAACAGCCATAAAACTCAAAACAATAATAAAATCTTTCATATCCCTCTCCTAAGTTACGTTAGTGTCTTGTGCTTCTGGAGCAACGGTTCTTCCGGTGGCATAAGACCAATAACGGGTTTGTTTTTGATTCTTTCTATCTTTTGTAACAACATACCAAACAAGTGGGTTGCCTGGAACTGGTTGTCCTTTTAGACCTGTCTTTGGACAGTGTGTGACGTTTTTACTAATGCGGTTATAGAACTCAACATAGTTTGTCATTTTTCACCCTTTAAGTAGTTTCTTGTCTTCGTTAAGGTCAGTCTTTTTTTCTTGTAGCTCTTCCTCATGCAGAAGGCGTTTTAGGTCGGGGTATTTGTCTAGAACCTCGACGGTTGTGATGCCTTCTTTCTCAGAAATGTTTTTTATTACTTCTTGCACTTTTGACATTACCAGCAGTCCTCATTGTCGTAGTCGTCCTCGTCGTCCTCATAGCTGTCGAAGAGGTTTGCGTCATCGTCTCGTCCAACGCCATAGTCGTTGTCATAAAACGAGTCACGGGTTGAGTAATCAAAGCTAACACCAGCGGGAAGCAAAACGCTAAACTCCATGTCATCCATCTTTGAACTCCTTTTCACGGTTGATTTTCTTCAACTCTTTTAGCGACCACTTTGAGTAGTAGTCTGTTTTACGAAGGGTATTATACCCACTTTGGAAGTCTTTGTCAAGACCTACATTCAACATTGGGTAAGGCGAACAACGAGTTTTTACACCACCGATACTGTAAGGGTGGTCAGGGTGAAAAACTATTGCCGACAAACCCAACTCCTTTACGAAGCGCTTAAAGTGTCTCCCAAACGCTTCAGTCTCTTTATACCCTATTTTGGAGAAAGGGTCAAGTATTAAAAGCGACTTTTTTTCACTTTTTTCTAAAAAAGTTATTAAAACTTGTAAAAGTTTTTCATCTGGCTGGTCAATAATGATGCGTTGAGCGTGCCACATAATACTGTCGTTAAGTCTTTCTTTTCTCGCAAAGGGACAAGGCGCAAACCCCGCAAAAGCGGGGTCTGGCTTCTCAACAACTTGTTGGAGATAAACTTTTGTTGCCTCAATGGCTTCGTTTATCTTTCTAGAGTAAAGGTGATTCACTTCTTTGTTTCTTCTACAAGTCGCTTCATGTCCTTTGCCACTGCTGACTTAAACTGTTTAACGTCAGCTTGTGTGGAGCGTAGTTCGTCTACAAGGTCGGTAATTCTTGCTTGTAGTTTGTCAATTTGCTTTTGTTGTTCTTTCAGTGTCATTTTTTTCTCCTAGCATTCAATCTCAAGACGACCCAAGTCAGTGTAGACCTCTGCGGTCCAACCAAAAAGCTGGTTATCTCCAGCCTCAAGGACAGTCTTTACATTTGTGTTAACAGTGCAGGTCACAGTAGCCATGGCACGTTTGTGGTCCATTTGGTCCATTTCTACTTCAATCCAGCCCTCGTTGTAAGCTAGACCGTCTTGCTGAAATACTCCCGCAAGGTGGTCGGCAAAATCACCAGAGCCACGGTAGTAACCACCCATTAGTGACTCATCGCGAAGCGAGTCAATAACGTCGCAAGCTCCGCGTGAGGTAAATGGCTGAACTGCCACTGTTTCAGCTAGGGTGTGATAAGAGCCTAGCTCCTTGAGAGCCATATCTGTGCCCTCACCTGTGTGTGTGAAAACAGAAGTCTTTTCCTTATGAGTTAGTGTGACTCGCTTGTCAAAGTCGTTACCAACTGCTTGCGCCAACTTATCCTTCCAAGAAACAATTTCCATTTTACTCTCCTGTGCTTCCAAGGGCACCACTGCCCCTATTTGAAATGGTTAGTGGGTCGTCATAAAGCTCACCCTCGTGAACCTCAAAAGCTCGCCACTGGACAACGGGAACAAGAACAAGTTGGGCGATCTTATCCCCTTCCTCTACCAGCTTCTTTGTTTTACCAATATTGTGTAGGTTGACAAAGATTTCACCGCTGTATCCAGAGTCTACAACACAGGCTCCAACAACGAGGTTCTTTTTAGCTGCCATGCCAGAGCGGTTTTTCACTTCTAGCATGTAGCCGTGGGGAACTTCGACTTTGAGACCTGTGGGTAGAACAACTGAATCACCTGGGTCCAAACGAACAAAGCCAAAGTGACCGGGTTCGTCTGGACAATAAAAAACATCTGCTCCTGCGTCAGATGGATTAGCCCGTGAGGGCAGTTTTGCGTTAGGGTGTGTTTTAGAAACTTTTAATAGCATTTTGCCTCCACGGTGCCGGAAGAGGGACTTGAACCCCCAACCTACGCATTACAAGTGCGTTGCGCTACCAGTTGTGCTATTCCGGCTTTTTCTTTTTATTTTTCTTTTTAAGTTTTTTGAAGAAGGACTCCACTTTTAAAATGAAGTCCCTCATCGCTTCGTATTCGGGGCGACCCTTATACATATTAATCGTCAGTATTGCGAACTTCAAGAACCTGCTTACGAAGGGTCTTTAGCTCATTGACAGCAAACTGTGCAGTCTTACGCACACGAGTTCCAGCAGCCTTGTTGCCAGCGTCGGTCTTCTGGGCATCAGCAAGAGCCTGTGTGAGTTGGTCTACAACAGTTTGTAGTGTGGTTGTTACTGTACTCATTTTTTCTCCTTTTCTAATTTATCAATTAAATAATCCAGATACCATCTGGCTTTCTTCAAGTCGCCAAGGCGCGAACTCTTGTGCCTTGAACGAACAACATACTTGACAACATTGCCTTCAATGAAGTCAAGCCCCCAATCAAGAATAGCATCGATTGCTTCGATTTTACCTTGGTTGTAGTGGGCTGGGTGGTCAACTAGTTCTGCATATGCTTTTAGCTGACTGCGTTCTGTGTTTTCTGCGTATCCACCATTTGGTAGTTTCTTTTCTTTTTCTGGCATATCAAATGGGTCTACTTTGTCTTGTGAATAAGTTTTTAAAAACATTTGGTACTCCCGAGGGGAATCGAACCCCTGCCACCGGAGTGAAAATCCGGTATTCTAACCGTTAAACTACGGGAGCATTTTACCATCGTTCTTCAATAAAATCAAGCACTTCTTGTGCATGTGCGCCCCGTTCTGCGGCTTTAATAATTTCTTCTGTGATGGAGGGGTGTTCGCCAACTCCAACGGAGCGCATAACATACAACTCTATTTTCGCTTCGGCGTCTGCAACGTCTGCTTCAAGCTTCTTCTTAGCAGCTTCAACAAACTTTCTTCCTGTATTATCCATCATTAGCCTATTATACCGCTTTTGAGCGCTCAGTTAAGGATTAAGTTATAAATTGCTGGAACTAGCTGAAATAAACAAAAGCCAGCAATAGCCACTCCCAAGATATTAACAACGAGTTCTTTGAGAGTCATTTTATGCTCCAAAACCAACATGAAGAACAATACCAGCAGCAACACTAAATGCTACAACAAAAGCCCAAAAAACACGGGCAGCTTCTTTCTCAAAGTGTTTATCATCTACAAACATTATTACCTCTCTCAAAAAGTTGGTACGGGTGGTGGGGCTTGAACCCACTATCTCTGCTTTATAAGAACAGGGCATTTACCAGTTATGCTACACCCGCTTTGGCACCCCCGACAGGACTCGAACCTGTAACCTACGGTTTAGAAGACCGTTGCATCTATCCAATTGTGCTACGGAGGCTTTATTTTTTCATAGGGCTATTTTAGTGTATTCCGCGAAGGTTGTCAAGTACATTTTCTCTTTTTGCTTCTTCCATTTTCTCGCTAATAAACTCAGCAAGAGCACGGCGAGCATCAGCAGAAGTCAGGTTAATAATCTTTTCACCACGAGAGTCGATAAACTCTTTAATGATGTTCTCAATAAAAAACTTGTTTCTGTGGTAGTGCATTTTACTCCCAAAGTTATAACGCTATTGTATCGTAGTTTCTGGGGTATGTCAAGTGTTATTGGTCATGTGGTGCGTATGTTCTTTACACCGTGGTTCGTAGTCGCCCTTTCCACCAACAGAGACTTTATCTTTTATCTCGGTTAAACGAATGGAATAATAAGCGTCTTCTCCGCAAAAGCAAACTGCGGGGCACACTTCTATTTTTGTGGCGTATGGCAACATGATACTCATTTCCTCAAAGGGTTGTCCAAGCGAAGAAAGCTGGAGGGAAGAAACATAAACTGTTTTACCAGCTTTGTAAAGGTCAATAAGCACGTCTGCTATGTTTGGTATCATAAATGCTTCATCGACTGCTACTACGTCTGCTTTACCAAGGTGGGTTATTATTTCTTCTCCGAGTTCTATGTTTATGGAACGCCAACGGTTGCCGTTGTGGGAAATAACAGACTCGGTTGAGTATCGTGTGTCCATTTTTGGCTTGAACAGCTTAATAACTTTTTTTTGATACTTGGCTCGCTCTAAGCGAGAAAGCATTCTAGAGGTTTTGCCTCCAAACATAGGACCAGTAAAAATAACGAACTCTTGTTTCATACCTCAACCTTGGAAACCATACCTTCTCTTGAAAGAAGGTCTTCCCTAATAACAACCAAACCATTAACACTTTCTATGCGGATCGACAAAAAAGAATTTTGTTTTTTCTCGATAAAACCGTATCTACACCATTTGCCGTCTTTGTGAGTGTAAAGTGTTTCACCTGCTTTGTAGTTACACAGCCTGTACTTTCCTTCCATCATAATGCACCTCAAAAAATGTAGTCTAACCAAGTTTTGGGAATATCCCTTCCGAACTTCTTACTATTTTCAACAACCAACTCAACTGGTGTGTCTGGTTTTCTAATAAGTTTCATACCAGCTTGTTTCAAAGACTTGTTTCCTTTTTTCTGGTTACAGCGCCTACAACAAGCCACTATGTTGTTCCAAGCCTTCTTACCGCCCTGTGAGGACGGAATAATGTGGTCTAGGGTAAAGTTTGCGGTCGTCATTTCGATGCCACAGTATTGACACCGCCCTTCATCACGAATAAATACGTTGTCTCGGCTGAACTTTACAACACGGTTGAAGCGGAACTTCTTTATGACATTGCCCACAAAACGAACAATGGATGGGACCGGAATAGCCTCATCCACTGTTTTTATTTTTTTGTTCTCGTAGACTTCTACGATTTCAACACGTCCTGCGAACCACATAGAGATGGCTTTTTGCCAAGAGACTTGAGCCATCGGCTGGTATGCTGAAGATAGAACTAATGTGTCCATACTATAACTATACTATTTCATCAACCAAGCCCCACTTTACGCACTTCGCAGAGTCGAGCCAAAGGTCGTGTTTCAGAATCTCATCCAGTTCCTTTTTTGGAATGGAACAGTGTTCCTTGTAAATTTCCTTAATGCGAGACATTAAAAGGTCAAGGTTTTCCATTTCATCCTTGAACTCTTCGTACTTGCCCCACATAACTGATGACAGTTGGTGGATAAGCATGAAAGAATTTTGATGAATGAAACGCTTGTCTCCTACCACCGAAATAAGTGTAGCAGCGGAAGCGGCAGAACCGTCAATATAGGTATGTACGGGCGTGCCAAGGGACTTAATAGTATCAACCGTTGAGAAGCCTGCAAAAATGCTTCCTCCATAAGAGTTGATGTAGAGTTTAATAGGTACTTCGACTCCATATTTCACCTTTACGACTTGTAGGTCTTTGTCCATAGTGCGGAGAGCTTTATTAAGAACTTTTGCGTTCTCTCCATTTACCTCTCCATAAAACATAATACAGTTATCGTGTGAATCAACTGCGCTTGGGGAAGAACCTCCACCGCCGTCGCTCAAAATTAAAATTTTTGGTTGTTCGGCTTCTTCTTCCTCTTCCATTTTCTTGGTAGTTTTCTTATCTGCCCAATAGTATCTTGTCATTCAGTTGTTTCCTTATTTTATAGTGTAGACTGTTGAGGCACCTTTTACCCCGTGCCTTCCTGCGGGTTAGCCCAGACCTAACGGAAATCACCCCCTTGGCGGTCTTGATGGACTAAGTTAATTTTTTTCGGGGGTCGATTTTTGAATCGTCCGAAATGCTGTTTATGTACCAATGAGTTTTAGTGCTGTCTCTGAGGTCGTTACATTTGGTGTAGCACCAGCTTGCTGCCTCGGAAAACGTTTTATCTTTTAATACAAAAACTTTTTTTTCTTTCTCGCTATAAGAAGATAGAATAGCTGTGTAATTTTTTCTAATCATTAGAACCAATTCTTGCCAAAGACACAATCCTTGGCTTCATTCCAATAAACAAACTGCTCGCACTTTGATAGGGGATAAACTTTTAAAAGCTCCTCTCCAAACTTTGAGACACCCTCGGTTAATGCTCTTTCGTACTGAAAGTGCCACCACTCTGCTCCACCGTATGAGCCACCTCTGAAAAAGGAGCTACGAGCACGAATAGAATGGAAACCGTGTTTTAGAGCAAGCGCTGTGAAATCAACAAACTTGTCTGTGACTTCTTTTTTGTGGATAACTGTTTTTCCTGCTCTGCGGGTAATGTATGTGCCTTCAATGGTTTTTTCTTCACCCTCTTCGCAGCGCATCCAAACTCGCCAGCGTCTTCCACCAATGTCTTCAATGACGTAAGGGTCAACCGCAGGGTCTTTCATTCCTGTTGGAAGAGCCATGTCAAAAGCTAGACCAGTGTAGTGCATCGACTTTTTGGAGCGTGCAGCACCTGCTTTGGAAGCAAGACCACGACGACCACCGGCTGAAGTGATGATGCCGCCCAAAGAATGAACTTCCTTGTAAAGAGCGTTGTAAGCTTCTGCTGCGTCTGAACGAAGCGTGACGCGGGTGTAACCGTCTCTGCCTGGAAACTTGTCTGCTGGGCAGCGTTCCCAAGAAAGTTTTTCTGCGGGTGGAACAAGAACCTCTTCTTGCTCGTCTTCGCCAACTAGGTCAAGACCCTTTTCCTTTAAAAGTTCGTTGAGCTTTCCAATGGTGCCGTTGCCGACAAGACCATCAACCTTTAAGCCTTGATAAGCTTGAAAAGCTTTTACTGCTTTTTCTGTTGCTGGACCAAAAGCTCCGTCGCAAGTTCCTAGCTCATAGCCAAGTGCTTCTAGACCCTCTTGGAGTTCTACTACTTGGTGTCCAGATGAACCTCTTTTTAATAACATAATAAAATACCTCCACAAGTATCTAGTTTACAAGTGTTGCGTACTTCTGCTCATCATAAAGAATTTCATAAACGCCAACGATACGCCAACCCTTTTCCTTTGCTTCCATGAACTGATAGCGTAGCTCTGTGGCTTCGTAATAAGCTTCCTCAAAACTGTTAGCAGAAAAATTTTTATCGTAAGCTTTTCCAAGCTCGTCATTCTTAAAATGTACCTTGTACTTATTCATTTTATCTCCTAAATCATTTCTGGGCTGGATGAAAAGTGGGTATTGATACCCTCAGTGGGGAACTCCTCTTTAAGAAAGTTCAAAAAATAATTTTGAAAACCTTCTTGATCGCTGAGAATATTAACTTGACCGTTTTGATCAAAAACGTTCCAAGTCCCCACTTCTTTAAGCACGTCCATTTTGTTGATAACAACGTGAGTCACACCGTTGACCAAAATAGCATTACTGATCAAGTTCATGTCAGTCCAGCTTACTTGACGAGGGCGACCAGTTGTTGCGCCATATTCCTTACCAATGGTGCGAATCTTTGAGAAGATAGGGTTGTTCAACTCAAACTTCTTTGCACCGACATAAGTCTCGTAGCATTTCATTACTCCCCAGACCTCGTTGAGTGCCTTTGGTGGAATGCCATTCAGAAGAGCACCAGCGGTGGTACAATGGGAGGAAGTAACAAAAGGATAGTCTCCCCAATCAATATCCAAACCAAAGCCTTGTGCGCCCTCACAGAGAACATAATTTTCTGGTTGGTTTAACTCTGGGAGAAGGTCAATCAAAAATGGTTCTAACTCAGCGCAGTCCTTTGCACGGATACCTGTGCGAGCGTACTTGTCTCGGTAAGCAGGACCGTTGCCACGCTTTGTGGTGCCAATCTTTTTTTCTGCATCTTCCTCGTCCAAATGGTCTTGGGTAATGACGTGAGCGTTTTTGGCTACAAAGATAAGACCCTTTGTATCAACGCCGCCCTCTTCCAACTCCCTAATCTCTTTTAGAAGTTGCTGAGGGTTTACAACACAACCCGAACCAATAATGGACTTAATACCAAAAAAAACACCACAAGGGACGTGGTGCGTTATGAACTTTTTGCCGTTGTGGTAAATCGTGTGCCCTGCATTACAACCACCGTTGTACCGGAGGACATGAGTGTAGTTCCTTGTTCTGGCTAGGTGGTGAGCTACTTTGCCTTTCCCACAGTCGCCGTACTGAAGGTCTACAATAACATCTGCCTTCATTTCTTCTCCCTGTGTTACACAGTGTATAACACATTATAATAGACATATATATTAAATTTAAGTAAAACAGTTCTGTCAATAACAGTGTTAGTCATATATTGTTAATCACAGTGTGTATCACATATGTGAATATGAGTATACCTGAAGAAAATGAAAAGTCAAGACCTTTTCTGAAGATTTATCCAAGGGAGGCAGAATAAGCTGTGACTCTTCCTCTAAGATTCATTGGTCCTTTAATACCTTTTGAAAATGGAAGCTGCCCTGCTTTGTTTTTGTAGCCACCGGGGTTGTTAAGATAGGTGTTGATTGTCCCGTTGGGAGAAATACTAGAACTAACGTTCGCCGCTTCATCGATTACATTATTTAAAATAGTAATTTCTTGCGTGGGTTGTAAAGTTCCTGTACTTAAATTTACAAGAGTGGTAAAGCCCATTTGAATTGTTAGACCGCTACTAGCCCAAGAATTATTTCCAGCAATAGTAAATGTTTTATTTCCACCCTCTTGATCATTCCAATTTAAAGTAGTTGGTAGTCCAGTGTAGTCTGCTGAAGTGGCTGTGCCTCCTATTTGTGTTATAGAAGCTGTAGCCGCAAAATCAATACCACCAGAACGAGCCACAGTGATTGTAACTGATGTTGGAGTTCCTGCCCCAGCTTGGTAAATTGAAGCAGAAGCTACGGAGAAATTAACCGAACCAGTTTCGTTATCAATAACGGTTAATGTAAACTGGTTAGTGCCTGTAGTCGGGGTTGGGTAAGCAAATGTACCAGAATTTGGATATTCAATACTGTCAAGGTTGACAATAATTGTTTCGCTTTGACCATCCTCAAGAATATCATCAACAATAGTAAGAGGCACATCGACTGTTGGTTCAAAGTCATTAAAAGAAACGGTATCTGGTGCTGTGTAGTCTGTATTTCTTGTTGCTGTGCCAGCATAACTTAAAGAAGCAGTGGCAGCGCCATGAATACCATCTGTGCGAGTAATTTGAACGTTATATGTTCCGACACTTTCATTTACAGAAGCGCTAGTGGCAGTAAATCCAAATTGTCCAGGGTAAATTAAAGTACCAGTTGAAAAACTGCTAGTTCCAATTACGGCAACAGAAGGGTTACTAAGACCTAAAATTAACTTTCTGGGTGGGTCTGCTTCTGTAGCGTCTGAATTGAAAATAATGTCAAGGTCAAAAGTTTTTGTTCCTTGTTCTTGATCGGACCAGTTTAGTGTGTATGGAAAATTGCCAGCATCATAATCTGCGTCTGGGTCGGCACTTGAAGCAGCATCAACAACAACTTCGACACTTGCCTCACCATCACCACCAGAGGTTCTTGTTACTTCATAAGTATAGGTTACTGTATCCCCTGAACTGGCTGTTAGACTAAAGTCTAAATAAGTCGGGCTAAAGTTTAGCGAACCAGTTTCGTTGTCTTCAATTGACAAAACAAAAGAGGATTCTTGTCCAATTTGAACTTCTGGATAAAAAAGCTCACCAGATAATGGGTTTTCTGTGCTAAAAAGACTAAACGTGCCACTCTCTGTGTTTTCATCGATTACATCGTCGGACGCAGTAACCGCAAAAGAAGATTCGTTTTCGCTATCACTAAAGAAGACCGTACCTGTAACGTCACCATTGCCAGCAACACCAAATGTAATACCATTAAATGTTAAATCGTTTTGGTAGTCCCAAGCGTTACTTCCAGTGACAATGCCAATCGTTGCAGTTAGTTCTCCGTAAGTGCCGCTAATTCTGTTAATTGAAACAACTGTATTGTTGCCTTCCACAATTGTTGCAGTCGATGAGGAAAACTCTATAAAACCTGGGTAGATAATGTTTGTAGAAGAGGTCGAAGGCGATACAATACTTGCCTCGCCACTGCTAGAAATGTAAGGTTGAAACGTTTTTGTTGTTGTTGGATTTGATAAAAACGTTACTGTAAAATCTTTTGAACCTGTTTCGTTCAGTGCCCAAGTTAAATCTAATGGGAATATATTAGTATAATCTGTGCCTGCAACTGCCGTACCAGTTACATCAATTGAGGCTGTTAATACTGTTGAGCCAGACTGTCTTTGCACAGAGAAAGTTCCAGTTGTCTGACTTCCTTGTCCTGGGTAAAGGACGTTTGGTGCAACGTTTGCGCCAGTAAATGTAAATGAAACTTCGCCTGCTGGTGAGATGTTTAAAGGTTGTGTATCATAGTAAGGGTGAGATACTGGTAATGAACCCGTTAAGCCCCACTTCCAAGCAAGGTAGCCTTCGATTCTTTGACGGTCTTCTTCATTGGGAACACCGTCAAGGATAAGCATTTCTGCCAAAGTCCAGTGAGGTCTAAAGTTGCTTCCTTCAACTTCGCCACCGAAGTAGAACGAACCGTCTGATCCAGTGTCTGTACTTAAAGTCGCGTTGTATTGATAGGCGTCAGATTCTCCGTTTAAAGAAATTGAACCTGTTGAAGAAGCGCTGTGAAATTGATAGTAAATTTTTGCTTCGCCAGCGTTTGGAGAAACCGCTGTTTCAAAACCCAATTCTGTAGAACCAGATATAAAATCTTCAGCACCTCCAAATTTTGAAAGAAAGAAAGTGCCGGAACTCATTGCCCAGCCACTTTCTAAATTTGCAGATCCAGAAGGAGATACGCCAACACCATAAGTTTCATTAGCAAAATTATCACCATATTGCCAAGCATAACTATTGACAAAACCACGGACACCATGATATTTTGCGACATAAAAAACAGACCTGTCGTCGTTTCCACCGGGTAATAGACCGTTGATAGCTCCGATAGAGGAGGTCATTCGACCAATTTGAAGGTTACGAAGAGGCTGACCGCCTGCATTTATTACATTACTAAACCAAATTGTTGGTCTGTCATTAAGATATCCCTGTGACCCAGAATCACCATAAACAGGGGGATAAGTACCATCTCCGGTAAAAATAATATCGCCAATAACGTCTACAGCCTGAGTAATGGTAAAATAACCGCCACTTGAACCAAAAGTCCAACTACCAGTTTGTTCTGGGTCAAGCCAAAACTTTAAATTATTACCGAGAGGAAAAGAACCAGTTTGACCGGGAGCCCATAGTGTTCCAGAATTTTCTATATATGGTGGTCTAAAATCGCTCACTTTTTACTTTCCTAACCTCAGACTCTGCACTATGGCTTTGTAATGCCGCAGGTTCACGCCCAAAAACTGAGCACCTGCTTTTCTCGTTTTTGTAGCCGCTATTGAATAGCGTACAATAGCGTGGTCAACCATATACTTTGTTGCCTTCAATAAATAGTTGCCATAGAACTTCCCACCTGTAAGTTTGGCAGCAAGCTCTAATTTTAAAACTATTATTTCTTCTAGGGTAAGATGGGAGAGTATTGCTTCAAACTCATCGTTTATTTTATTTTGGTCTCGCAAATACTTTCCGTATGAACGGTCTTCACTCATGGGAGTTCATCGGCAGGTTTGTTAGCCAAATCGTCGTTTGGCTCTGGTAGTTCCTTTTCAGCTTGCATTCTGTGTAGGTCAAGGTTTTTGAGCAGGTATTTCTTAAAGAGTTGTGCATCCTTGCCACGGAGCTTTGAATAAGCTTTTGTAACTTGTGAGTTAATGCTGTTAAAAGCGTCAATAGCAAACTCACGACCTGTTGGGTCTTCGTCAGCGAGAGAAACATAAATAAAGTCGTCGGCTTCGTCGTCTTTTTTCTCGCTTTCTGGTTTGTCAATATCTGGGAAAAGAGCCTCGTCATCCATGTTGAGTTCTTCTTCGTCGGCATCACCAACCTTTACATTTATTTCTTCTTCAAGTTCTTCGGGCTCTGCTTCCTCGGCAGCCTCGTCGTTAATCTGGTCTGGCTTTAAAGTATCATCAATAAAAGCAAGCATGTGCTTAATGTAAGAAACACGCTGGGCTGGGTCAGAGGTAAGTTCTTTGTATTTATCTTTAAATGTTGTGAGAACGTTGCCACTCAAAAGAGCTTCAAGTGTGTTAATGCCTGTGTTTTGGGTTGTGCCTTCTGTATCAACGCCTTCTTCAAGCATTTGACGAATAACCTTGCGAAGAGCGTTTTCTTTTTGCTCAACCAGTTGGTCTTGGTTGCGAAGTTGCTTGCGAATGTAATCGCGCAACATTTCTTCTTTGATTAGTTGCATACGGTCAATCATTTTTTATTCTCTTCTAAGGTTTTCACCTGTTCTTCAAGCATTTGGACTTTGCGTTCCATTTTGAGGTATTCTTTGCGAAGACGTGCAGCTTGCTCAAGGGCAATATCACGCTTTCTAGCTTCTCTCAAAGTATTTGGTGCCATAGACTCCAAAACTTGCATAAGGTTTTCCATAATGCTACGAGGCGAGGCTTGGTAAGCCTCACCCAATAAAAACCTTCTCGTCATTGCACGAAGGTCCATAAATTAATCCTCAGTCTTCTTTGAGACCTTACGAACTGATTTCTTTGGCTCTGCCTTTGGTTCTGCCTTTGGAGCAGGCTTTGGAGCAGGTTTTGCTGCCTTTGCTTTAGCTTCTGCTTCTGCCTTGGCTGCTGCTTCTGTCTTTGCCTTGGCTGCCGCAGCCTCTGCGGCACGCTGGGCGGCTCTTCTTCTTTTTACTGCTGGTGATACCATTTTATTTCCTCACAAATTTTTTTATCAAGCTTTCATAGAGAGCTTGGTTTTTTATTTTTGCCCTGTCCTCATAATCGCGAACAAGACGGTTACCTACTAAATAGGCTTCATCTTCCATTTTCGACAAATGTGCGTCGGTTTGTGCATAGCCTTCACCTGTTTCCATCTCTCCAACGAACTCTCCACGGCAATTTTGTGCGTGGTGAACAAGCTCGTGAGCCACAGAACGAAGAACATCTTTTGGATGACGGTTATCTACGAAGACTGTGACGGTGTGAGTAGAAGGGTTGTAATGAGCAGTCCCAGCAAAAAACTTTTTGGCGTTCTCAGGGTCTGACTCAAAGACCAGGGTAAAATCAACGTCAAAGCCAAGACGGTCCTTAACATAAGGAAAAAATTTATCAAAAACTTTCTCATAACGGGCTGAGTTGATGTTTGCGTTGTTTATTAGTTTATACATCAACTATAAATAGTTTATAAAAAGCGGTCACGCGCCGCTTTACCGCACGCCTTTTGAAAAAAGTTTTGCTCAAACATAATAACGCCTAATAGGTAAGGCTTGTGTTGTTTATCGAACTTTTCCTCTGCACGAACATATTGTTTCAACCTCTCAAAACGTCCAATAACTTGCTTACAGTTCTCAAAGCTAAAATCGACTTGTTTGTCGTTCAGCATTAACTGTAAAACAATCTGGCGAGGATGAACCGCAGCAGCAATAACGCGAAGTCCAGCATACTCTGTGCCTTCCATTACTTTCTCGTATTCTTTGACTTTTGTGCTTAGTCTATTAACAGCTTGGTCTGACTTAGCAATGTAGTTCATCATTTGCTGACGTTGACTGTGGCAGATGGCGTTCTCTTGTGCCAAGTCCATGTCGCCCTTAACGTGAGCGTCGGCGTAAAGCGCGGCTGCAACAAGACCGGCTAACAATACCGTGGTTCGCGCTGTGCGGCTCCTCAACAGCTTCTTTATTCTTCCCATAATAAAATACCCCCTGTCCTATAATAAATAGAACAGAGGGCAAAATAGAAGCAATTATTTTATTGGACCACCGGATACCCAAGCATCGCAGGTTCTTTTGGATGCACACTTGAACTTCAAGAACTGGCAGTAGCCTATTTCGCCTGCATCAATAGTTGCCCAAGTGTCTCCGTCTTCTTCGCCAATACCTTGTGCAATGCAGTCTTGCATTTCTTTTTTGAGATTAAATGCAGCACAAGTGCCGCAAATCATTCCTTTGAGGTCTTCTTCGGAATCGGCGTTCCACATCTCCATCTTTGCTTTCCAAAACTTTTCGTTTGGTTTTGATGGGTCTGGTGGACCGTAGTTTTGTTCTTCAATAGCGTGTTGACGATTTTCTAGGTTTAAGTTTATGTCTTGTGTGGCGGGAGGACATTTGAAATCTTTATTCTTCTCGCCAACTACAATAGACAGTTGTTCCCAAATAAGGTGTTTTAGTTGTGGTTTTGAAATAGTCATTCTGCAAAGTCCTCGACTGATGGTTTGGTTTTATCACTGGCTGGTGGCAAGTCTGCTCTACCCTTCTTTATAAACTGAGACAGGAGTTTATCTGTTTGTAGTTCATTTTGCGGCTTTTCTAAGTTTAGAAATGAGAGCCATCAATACGCGGCTTTTGGCAGACTTGGGAATGTTAGAAAGATTATCCTCTATGTCTTCAACAGATGCTGCGACGGCTTCATCGGGCGTGTTTATCTTTTGCTGTGCTGTAGCGAGCGGGGAGAGTTTTGATTTTAGTTTCTCTCTTTTGGCAACATCGCCTGCCATTTTTTCAACTTCTTCTCTGATAATTTGCTTGAGTTGGTTCTTATCCATTTTATTTGTTCCAATAAAAAAGGAGCCAAAGGCTCCTCATAAATAGTTTAATTGTTTATAAAGCTCTAACGAACCAAAACCAGAACAAGCGTAGTCCAAATAGCTATCGCTGGCAGCATCATTGTTATTTTGGTAAAGGCTGGAATATCGCTGACATTTTTGTAGTTTATGTTTGCTTCATATATCATCCAACGGTCTAGCACAAACCAGACCGCTGGAATAATAGCCAAGAATGGAGCAAAGGTTAAAAACTTGCCGATAGACACGGCTGTTGCAAGCATCCTAAACATTATTTCTTTCCAATGTCACGAACACCAACCCAATGTGTCGTGCCGTCAGGTTGGATGACCTGCCAACTATCAGCGTTCTCTTTGTCGGTGAGAACAACACAAGTGCCACTTCGACGGAAGCGAGCGTTCTTTTTAGTGGGCTTGAAGAAAACCACATCACCCTTTTTGAACTTGGACGGAGGAGGCTTCAACCAAGACAGCGCCTGAGTCAAGTTGTTGTGGTAAGTACCGGCAAAGTAGTCGGTCATCAAGTCAGAATGGTCGTTTTGGCGACGAGTGTGCCAACCGTGACAGTAGTCTTCACCGCCATTCTTAACCCAGAATGAAAGAATGTTTTCTCCATGCGAGACCCAAGCCTTACGGTCAGAAATCTGAACACAACCTTTTCCAAGGCGCTTTTCAATCTTTTTAATGGCGCTTTCAAGTTTCATAACTCACTCCTTTGTTAGTGTCTCTCCCCATCTCTCACTAACAATATAGGACGTAAAACGCACTTGTCAAGGGCTTATTTTGCTTTTTTTTGATATTTTTTTAAATTTTTGTGTTCTTCTCTGTTCCAAATATAAGCAAACTCTTTCTCTGCAAATGTAAGAACACGGTTCACGGCTGGGCAAAAAATAACTGTGGACTTGCCCTCTTCATAGAGAACAATACCCACAGTTCCAACGAGCTTCTTGGAGTCTATTCTTGAAGACCCCTTATACTCGTATAGCTCGACACGTCTGCCACGACGGTCGAAGCATTCTCGGTTAGTTTGGTTCATTAAAAATGATTTCTACAAAATCGTCTGATGTTGAATAAAGGTTAACAATAACGTCTATCTCGCCATTGGCGTATAGTTCTGCAAGAGTCTGTGCTTCCTTAAAAGTAAGTTTGCCTTGTTGATACCTTTGATGAAAAACAGCTATTTTGTAGTCTGGGATAGTTCCGACTAAATCTGAAAGGCGTAGCTCGTCTTCATCATCCGTTGGCATACTTTTTAATAAGCCCCATCGTCACTCGCAGGTCTCGGTGAAAAATGGCAATACCACCAGCTTCTCGGTATTCATCAATGTTGAACCACATGTCGTCAATCAAGACTCCCTGCTTTCCATCGAAGTCGGTGTGTTTCCATTTGTCATCATCTAGGATAATACGTCCTGGCTGTGGTGTTAAGTTCTTTTTAATCCACTCAATCTTGCCAGCTTTGCTTTCTGCGCTTTTTCCCATTGGAGCCGAGAGAATGTAAGGGTTATAAGGAGCAATGGCGTTCCAAATAACTCTACCGCCTTTTGCCCACTCCAAGTTCGCCCAAAAGTCTTTGTTGTTGCGAATCAAGTCCTTCATCAACTTTCGTACATTCTTGTTTGGCGTGTTGATACGAAGGTCATTTTTATCAACCGAAGTCTTGCCAAGCTCTTCAATGGCTTTTTCGATTGTTTCTTTTAGTTCTGGGTCTGTGATGTTGTCTCGGTTTTCCAGGGTCTCGTTTACTATCTTGACAGCCCCGCCGATGAAGTCACAGAGCACTCCGTCCATGTCGCAGCAAAATTGCTTATTCATTTTTTCTCCCTCTCAATCCAAATACAGAATAGCACATAAAACTTATTTGTCAAGGGCTAACCTGCTTTTTTTACCGTTGAAAAATGAACTTTTTGTCTTTTTTTTGTTTCTGGAAAATAAACGCGAAGAAGGTTATTTCCACGGTAGTCTTCCATAACAATGGCATGAACCCAATATTGGGTTTTTACGAGTTGTCCGTTTTCGTCAAACTCGACGTGTACCTGTGGAACTTTTATTAGGTCACCCTTCTTCATCACTATAAATAGTGACGAGCTACGAACTTATGAAGCGGTCATAGCTAGAAGCTACGTCATTTACTTGGTTATCGATATTTTCAGAGGTTCCGTCAAAGTAAATGAAGTTATTATCAAAAAGGTTTTTGTATGCTTCTTTATTTTTATTTACTGCTTGCCAGCTTTTCTCGACTCTTTCTGGCTTGACCTTTCTGCCACCGGCTTCACCACGCTCTTCGTTTCTGGAAAGTGAGAGTTCTAGTGGCACATCGACGTATATCATGGCTGTGTCGTAACCAGCGTCTTCTAGTCTTTCTTTTGCTTTGCGGACATTTTGGAGAGAACCGGCTGTACCGTCAATAATAAAATCGCTCCTGTCGCCCACGAGAGCCCTTGTTTTTTGTTTTGCTAGGTTCTGTGCTTGAACAAAGAGTTTGCCCTGCTGAGAGCGAATGTCGCGCTCTGGGTGGTCTAAATCAAGTGGTAGTCCTGCGGCTTTGAGCATGGGCTCAAACTCATCATCAGCGTTGATGACTTGCATACCTGCATCAAGTGCGCCAATCTGTTTTAGAAGTGTGGTTTTGCCAGAGCCAGGACCACCAGCCATAAAAATAGCTTTTGGCTTGTTTGGGTTAGCTTGCTCGGTAATAGCCTCTTTTAGAAACTGTTTCCACTTTTTCATTCTTGGTCCTCGACAAACTTCTTGATGTAAGTATACACCTTGCTGCGGAATTTGTCCATCTTTTTCTTATCGACTTTGTAGTTGTCGTACTTCTTTACTTCGGCTGGAAGTGATGGGTCGTCAAGGTCTATATCTTTGCTAATGGTGTCGAGTGCTTTTTCTTCGCCATACTTGCGAAGCAGGTTTTCACCGGCTTGGTGAGCGTGTGCGTCAATCTCGATGTGCCTTTCAAGATAGTCCTTCATAAAGAGTTCAGACTTGAAGCCATCTTTTTTTATTATTTCTTTTCCGTCTTTGTCTTTCTTGCCAGTTGGCTCCCAGACTTCCCAATACTTTGGCTGGTCTCTATCCACAACCTGTCTTGGGTCGTCCATCATTTTGGTAAAGGCTTTTTCCAAACCAACACCTTTTGACTTAGCCTGTGCTTTTAGTTGTTGAAGGTGAACGAGTTCGTGACGGAAAGCAGCAGAGATGTCAGCCACAGCCTCTTCAGCAGACTCGCCAAAGTCGTCAAAGTCTTCCCACAGGTTCATTAAAACCATAAAAACGGGTGTGCCATCTTCAGCAACGTCAATAGTGGCAGACTGCCACATATTGTTGGAAAAGTCACCAGAAGACTCTGCAACACCAACCACGTCGTCCAAACCTGCTCGCTTGAGTGCTTTGTTCATAGCGAGGGTAAGAGCCATAGTGGCAGGAGTTTGTGGAGGCTTTTTTGGATTATCTTCATCAAACTCAAGGTCTTCGTAGTCGTTATACTCGTTCCAAAAGTTGGACTTCATTATTTCTTCTTCAAAAGCAGTAAAAATTTCTTTTGGAAGTTTGGTGGCTTCTGTTAGTTCGCTAGCATCAACCTCGCTTGCTTCGTAACTGTCGTCACCACCATCGTAGTATTTGTAGTAAGCGGTTGTGCCAACCTCGTCGCCAATAAATAAAACTTCTTCTTCACCAGCAACAGCCAACATTTTTACATTTTTGTGGTTCAAGATAAAGCCAGGGTTGGAAGCTTCTGCGGCTAAAACAATAGAAACGTATTTTTCGCCTGCTTCTGTTTCATCAGAATAAAGAGCGGTAAAGCCAGAAGCCACGTCTGGGCTGTATGACCAAGAAGTAAGTCCAGAAGGATACCAACTACTTTTGAAAACAAAGTTATTCTTTTTTTGTAGTTTGCCTTCTTTTGGTGGGTTGTTTGGGTCAATAAGACCCCAAGATGCAGCAGCCTTTGCTGGAACAAGCATACCACGATAAACTTTACCCGCTGGTGGTTTTAGTTCGTCATAATAACTGCTAAGAGTTCCTTCATCAGCCATGGCTTGTATTTGTTTTAGTATGTCGTGAAGTTCTTTTTTGTTTCTTGTGCTTGCGTTCCTGACAAAACTTCTCAACTTTGCTGAGGTCTTTTGCGACCATTGAAAACGTTCAAGGTTTGTTTCACCGTCGCCAGCCACAAAAAGGTTATCACCGTAAGGCTCATCTGGGTCAATGTCGTGGTCGCCGGGGTATTCTGTTAGACCACGGACTGCCTTGGAAACTATGTCTCCCAAGGCTATGCCCATTTCTGCGATGTTCATTTTTAGTTTTGTCATCGCTCTGCCGATTCTCGCAATGTATGGTCTGTCGTCATCAGCGCCGCCGCCAGAGACTTTTATTGCTTCGATTATTTTTTTAGC